GGGATTCAAAGAATCTGGCAACGTAATGTTCCCGAGCGTTACCGAAACGTGGACCTCAGCACTCTGGAGCCAAATGATGTGTCCCACATGCCTTTGGATAAGCAACGAGCGATCATTAAGAAGCTCCGCGCTGCCCCGCTGAGCGGTTACTGTTTTTGTGCTCCCAGTGGTTGGTCTAAATCCACTTTCATGTGTGCCCTTTATCGGGAAGCCCTCAACGCTTGTGGCTCCGAGATCATCCTGAACACAGGCGCTTGGATTGGCAACTATCACCCCGTGGTTATGATGGATGCCATCACCCTGATGGATATGATTCAAGACTGGAAACTTGGCAAGATCGAAAGCCCGTTGATAACCGCAGAGAAGATCGAGATTCTCAAACAGCGGTACGGCTTCACTACCCACCTGTTCTTGGATGAGTTTGAGAAAGTCAAGAAGTCCGTGTTCCGCATGGGTGAGATGTACAACCTCATCAACGCGATGTACAAACATGGTGGGCAACTCGTCATCGCCGGCAACATGACCAAGGCAGGTTTGGACGATAAAAGCCAGTACCTCGAAGGGACTTTCCGCCGCATCGAAGACCTGACCACACCGCACTTCTGGGAGTTCGGACAGCCTCAAGAATAATTTCCCAACAACACTGCGAAAATGAAAAAACGCCTTAACGAAAAACCCATCAACACAGGCGAAATGAAAAAACACCTGTGAAACCATTCACCCAATCTCGAAAGCTAATACATCGAGCAAACAATTTTAACCGCAGCCGACCTCGTAAGGAATCATAATGACACGCAAGATGTCCCCGTATCAACAATATATTCATAAGTCTCGCTACGCCCGCTGGATACCAGAACTCAACCGAAGGGAAAACTGGGACGAAACCGTCCATCGTTACATCAACTTCTTCACACCTCGCATCCCCAAAGCTGATCGGGAAGTGACCGCCGCAGAACTAGAACAGGCCATCCTCAGCATGGAAGTCATGCCGTCCATGCGAGCCCTCATGACCGCAGGCGAGGCTCTGGAGAAAGACAATTGTGCTGGTTACAATTGCTCCTATATCAACGTCGATGATCCTAGAGCTTTTGACGAAGCGATGTACATCAGTATGTGCGGCACTGGCGTCGGCTTTAGCGTTGAGCGCCAACATGTCAACAAAATGCCGGAGATTGCCGAGGCGTTTTATCCGACTGAGACCATCATCAAGGTCAAGGACTCCAAGATCGGCTGGGCGTCATCGCTACGCCAACTCATCAGTTTGCTGTACGGTGGACTGATTCCCTCATGGGACCTATCCGTCGTGCGCCCCGCAGGTAGTGTCCTGAAGACTTTTGGTGGGCGAGCAAGCGGCCCAGAGCCCCTCGACCGACTCTTCAAATTCACCGTAAAGCTATTTCAGAACGCTGCTGGGCGTAAGCTTAACTCGTTGGAGTGTCATGATTTAATGTGTATGATTGCCGATGTGGTGGTCTGCGGCGGTGTGAGGCGGTCAGCCATGATCTCGCTCTCAAATCTGAGCGATGACCGTATGCGTAACGCCAAGAACGGGCGCTGGTACGACGACGACGCAACCCCATGGCGTCGGCTGGCAAACAACTCCGTTGCCTACACGGAAAAGCCTGATGTTGAGGTTTTCATGAAGGAATTTCTCACTTTGGTCGAATCGAAGTCTGGTGAGCGGGGTCTGTTCAACCGCGAGGGTGCCCGCAAGCACGTGGCGAAGAATGGTCGCCGTGCGATCAAAGATGAGAAAGGGAATTACTACGATTTCGGATTGAACCCTTGTGCTGAAATTCTCCTGCGCCCCAAAGGCTTCTGCAATCTGACCGAGGTGGTTGTTCGTCCTGAAGATACCAGAGCAACTATCAAGCAAAAGATTCGCAGGGCTGTCATTCTTGGCTGCCTCCAGTCCACACTGACTGGATTCCGTTACTTACGCAAAGAATGGCAGAAGAACGCTGAAGAAGAGCGGCTCCTTGGCGTTAGCTTGACAGGCATCATGGACAATAAAACGATGTCCACGAACGGTCCCGCATTGGAAACACTGCTCGATGAGCTTCGTCTATACGCCATTGAGGTCGCCACAGAATGGGCGGGTAAACTTGGCATCCCCGTGCCTGCGGCAATCACGTGCGTCAAACCTAGTGGCACAGTAAGTCAGCTTGTTGATTGCTCACCCGGAATTCACACTCGTTATTCGCGTTACATTTGGCGTGGCGTGCGTGAAGACAGGAAGAATCCCGTAGGTGCCTTCTTGAAGGCGATGGGAATTTTCAACGAGCCAGAAAGAGACAAACCAAACGATGTGGACGTTTTCTACTTTCCGCTGGAAGCCCCGGCTTCAACTCTATGCCGAAACGATCTCAATGCAATTCAGCAACTCGAACTGTACCTCACGTACAAACAGCACTGGACAGAGCATAACCCCTCATGTACAATTTATGTGAGGCAGCACGAGTGGATAGACGTGTGCGCTTGGGTCTATAAGCATTTTGATGTGATGGGTGGTGTGAGCTTCTTACCGCATTCCGATCACATTTACAAGCAGGCCCCGAACACGGAAATCACCGAAACTGAGTATCAGACGCATAGGGAGAAAATGCCCGTCCTCGACTGGGCGCTTCTTCCGAGCTACGAAGTAGAAGACATGACTACGGGCACACACGAACCCGCCTGCTCAGGAGGGGCCTGTGAACTTAGCATGAACTAGAGGTTTTATGGAAATCAAACTGACATTCGCCATCACCAGAGTCGATGGTGAGGTAGAAACCCAAGACATCACCGCCCCAGCCCATCCCGAAGTGCCAGTCGATCAACAGAAATTGTTGTTGATGATGAAAATGTTCAACCAATACACTCAGGTGGGAATGCTTCGCCAACCAAAACCCGATCATTACATCCTGCTATGCCCAAGCCAAATCATGTTCGTAGAGTGCGAGTTGCCGTCCGTCCTGATAGCGAACGCTCTTGATGTGCCGCCAGCGTCACGCGGCGGACTGATCGCGGGGTAGCCATGTTCAAGTCAAATCAAGGAAGTCTGGAGTGGGTTCTTTGGATTATCGTGCTGGTCGGGACATACTACTTTCTCTTTGCCAAGACTACCCCAGCAAAATTCCCGCAGGCGATAAACGACCCTTCGGCGTGGTGTGATGCCCCGCCCGTGGATGGTGCGGGGGCTCCAGCGTCTTGCAACTAAGAGAGGGTGTCCCACGACATTAGCGAGAGCATTTCCTTAGCCATCTCGAAATACACAGAGAAAAACGGTACAGGCTTCGTCCAATCGCCGAACGAATAGTGCCATTGCAGGGCGACAATGTGTGCCAACCCAGTCTCACCTACCCGCCCTCGCCCTTCGCGCACCCAACCCTCGGCAATTTGCCGTGAAATCGGGTCGTACTCGTCACTCGGGCACCCAATCTTTAGTAACATCTCAGGGTCAGTACGGTCGGTTACCTTTTTTACGACTTCAAACACCTTGTTTTCAATGGCTTCGAGCCGTAAAGCGTGTTCCTTGCGTTGGTCAGCTGATGCTTCATCCATACCAGATAATACCGCAATTCCTAGCGATTTCAATGAGTTTCATGGTATAATAGAGACATGAAGACGAACAAAATCATCGCCGCACTCGGGCCAGTGTATGCCGAGCGTTTTCAAGCCGCCCTCGCGGTCCTCGAACTGGGCGTCAAAGAGCACCACATCTGGAACGTGGATTTTCAGAACGCTAAGGACAGTCTGAGCAGCGCCATGGATCGAGCGATGTCGGTTGCGGCGGAACCGTACTACGTTGAACGTCGCGCTAACAATGACCACGGCTACAGCCACAACGACCCGCGCTACGACATCAGCGGCTACATGACCTACATCAGCGCCCCCAAGCTGCTCCGCAACCTCGAAAAGAAGAACGGCTACGCCAACCCGATCATTCTGGAGTACATGGAGTATCTGCGGGAACTGGTGCAGATCGGCGCGGTCATCAAGGAAGTGAAGAACTACATCGAGAAGGGCCGTAAGCCGAACGTCACCAACAAGACGCCGGAAGAGGTTGCCGCCGAGATCGCGAACACTGGCATCTGCACCATCTGCCTGAACCGTCAGAAACTCACCGCCGAACAGAAGATGTTCCACCACGGCTACCAGATGTCGGAATACAACCACGCTGGCTATCGCATCGGTAGCTGCTTCGGGTGCGGATTCCTGCCGTATGAGTTCTCTTGCGAAGGCAACAAGCAGTGGTTGGCGCGGGTTCTTCGCCCGCAGCTTGTGGCGAATCGGGAGTCTTTGAAAAACTTGAAGGCGAGCACCATGTTGACGCTGGACCGCACGCGGGATAAGTTTGAAGGCGGCAAGGTCGTATCGTTCACCGAGACGTTTGCCAAGGGCACCCGCGAGTACGAAGAGATTCGCGAGAGCGCGATTTATCGCACCGAGTCGAACATCAGGCTGCTCAAGACCGACATCGAGTCTCACGAGGCGCTGGTCGAGAAGTGGGTGCTGCGCCCCCTGATGGACGGCACGGTTCTGAAATAATTTTCAGATTCCTAGCTATTCCTCCTCGGTCTTTGGTATAATGGAATCGTTGATAGCGTAACAGGCGCGGTGCCGCACGGCTTGTGAAATACCGACATAGGCGGCAGCGTAACCATCTGCGAGGTAAGACATTATGGGCACGAACTGAACGACTCGGCATTAAATCTCGGGAGTGATGGTGTAACGGAAGCACACCTACAGAGTTGCGTAGGAAGGAAGTTAGGTTCGATTCCCGACCACCCCGAGACTTAACTTCAATAGGCTACGGCCTCGGAAACAACGCTAATTGGTCGGCAATCAACCGACCCGCAAATTTTGCCCTCAGGGACGCAAGGACCTGAAAGCCAGACGAGTAATCCGTTAGTCTGGACTAGACTTTCATCGCATCGGGATTCGATGAGGGCATAAGATCGTGGGGCGCAGAGGTCATGCGCCCCGCCCTCCCCAAGAGGTTCCTATGGCGCAGTTTCAAGTAACCCTCTCCTTTAACAGGGAGGATGTCAATACCGTAGAAGAAGCCACCGCTTACGTGCGGGAAATAATCTCCGAAGAGATGCTGACTACGGGAGAGCCGATTGAGATTGTTGAGGTAGAAATAGTTTGATTAGTGGAGATCGATCTATGAATCCGAATCCGACCATCGGGCAACGACGAGAAGAACTAATGCAGATGCCCTTCCGCAAACTCCGCAAGCTGTTTTGGCGGGTTAAGCGGGAGTACGGCGGACCCACCGATTGGGCAGATGGACGCAAGCGCACCGACATGACTCAGGCCATCATCAACTACGAAATTGGAATCGGCGGTAGGATGGGCTAAAAACGATTTGGCGGGGATGCGTGACAGGTTTGGAACAGCCTGCCCCAAAGTTTGATTCGCGGTCGGCGGGGGACTCACGCCGAGGGGCTTCGGCCCTTCGCCCCAAAGTTTCTTCAGACTACGGTATTGTATTGTATGATTACACTCACATCGGCAGCAACGCTCTTCGTACCCGGAGCGATTAACGAACTCGATGCTCATGCCACACTTTTTTATCTTGAACTCAGTTTTCCAACATCGGTTCGGCTTTTCTACAAAGTTGGGAATGGTGTGAATGGCGGTTCGCCACCGCAAGGTACATTTACACCCAGCACTGCGGTTCCAACGGTAGTTATCGATCTAAACTTGGCGACTGGTGTATGGGTTTCAAACACGGGTCTGAGCGGTATCGCAAGCGGGGACGGATTCATAGCCCTACAAAACGACTTTTTGAATGCTGTCAACGACGCTGAGGCATTCGGAACGGCAGTTAGCGCCGTTCTCGGTGTTAGCGAGTCTTGGACTTCTGACGTTTACACTCCGTAGAGGTTGATTGTCGTTGTAAAAATGCTCAGACTACGGTATTATTCTACTGTGAGCCTGCGTTCTGCCTCTGCTTTGTCGTGAAGGCAATAGGACGTGACAGTTCTAGAGTATGCATCGCAGCCCCCGTCTTCAATCGCCCTGTCACGGGCCTGAGGATCGCAGGAGGGGACAACCTTTTAGCTTGGGGATCATGCAAGTGATCCCCTTGGCGACTAAGGTTTCGGGCCTATAGTTCAGCGGGAGAACGCAGCCTTTGCAAGGCTGATGTCGGGGGTTCAATTCCCTCTAGGTCCACCAAGTTTTGAGAGATTCGGCTGCACACTGTGCACGGCTGGCTAGGGCTAAACCCCACTGTCACGGGAGTCATGACCCGCATAATCCGAAGTCCCACAGGGGCGACGGTGACAACGGCCCAAACTCTGGCTGGTACGCAAACGTAGCAGGGTTACTGTAGCCGATTTTATTTCGCTGTGCAGGGTAAACCGCCGTAAGACGTGAAGCTGAGGCGAAGAACGGATAGCGGTTATTGGCGAAGAGCCTACTGCACATAAGATCGGGAGGGGCTGAGCGACCTTCGGAGTCCACGCCGCGCCACTGGTGGGCAGTAGCCCATTGTCAGAGTCTACGCGACGGGAATCTCTCCCGACAAAAATAGTTGTTGCAAGTTTCCTGAATACCGAGTATTGTAAATAGAGACGCTATGAACTCCATTCTCCAAAACGTAGGTGTTGTCGTGACCGTCAGGGTCGGTGTGTGTGCAGCCGAACACGGTACTGTCGCCGTTGACGCGGCGGCGGTAGGAGATATGGTGTCCTCGGAGGGTTGGGGCGGCTAAAAGCTAGTCCAATCAAGAGTTTCCGAGGACGCCCTTAAAAGGCGTCCTTTTTGTTTTTACAGCGCACTGTTAGATTAGCGGCTAAATCATCGCCCTTACAAGACGACTATCGGGGGTTCGAGTCCCTCACGGTGCACCAAGATTGAGAGAGAATATGAAACGCGACAGACAACGCATCGTCAAGCTGGTCACGACCGTGGAGATCGAGAAGCACGATTGGGGATATCAGGTGAATCACCCGACGTTGGGTTTGGTTGCATCCGCCGACACCGAGGATGAAGCCTTGTTCAAGATGGACAAGATGGTAGTTCGGCAACTTGAGTTTGATCTGGTACACGGCACGTTGAAGAGTGTCGCAAAACCAGCAAAAATGGGCCGGTAGCATAACTGGGAATGCCTCTCACTTGCAATGAGAAAGAAGGAGTTCGAATCTCCCCGTGTCCACCAATTTTATGTACAGCGGTGTAGCCAAGTGGTAAGGTCGAGACCTGCAAAGTCTTTATTCGCGAGTTCGATTCTCGCCGCCGCTTCCAAATTTTAGTTCGGTGACGTAGCTTAATGGCAGAGCATTCCCCTGTCACGGGAAAAGGTGGGGGTTCAACTCCCCTCGTCACCGCCAAGATTGCGCGGGAACCTGAATGGCATGAAAGGCTCGGCCTGCAAAGCCGTAGACAGTGGGTTCGATTCCCACCCCGTGCTCCAAGATTGAACGCCTAGTCTATTGGGTGTTCGAGGGTGAAAGAAGACTTTTGCCTCGTATATTAGTTGTTCTTTGAAAATTTAAGTTTTGTGTCAGTGCCAGACGATTGCCGCTGACTGGTAGTTGCCCGCCTCTAAGTGGGAGAGACGCCAGCAGGGGAGGAAAGTCGGGGCACCATAGAACAGCGTATCGGAGAGAAACCGAGCAACCGAGGTAGCCGGGTGTGCATGGAAGCGCGAAAGCCCAACCATGTCCCCCGATGGAAGGTTGACGAATAGGGCAACAGTGACGAACCGATTTAGTTCGGGTGAAACGGGCAACCTCTACGCGGTGCAAGCTCAAATAGGCTGAGAGACTCTGTTCGGGTCGTTATCAATCAGCGGGTAGAGTGCTTGAGCGTTGGGGTAACTCAACGCCTAGAGGAATGATCGTCGGGCAGCAATGCTCACAGAACCCCGCTTACAGGGCTGACGCAAAAGTTTACAAGCGAGTGAGGTATAACTGGCGGTGCCGTGGCCCTCCAAGCCACAGAGACAGGTTCGATTCCTGCCACTCGCTCCAAGATTAGGGGAGGCTTCGTTGTTGGACGGAGGTCAAAACTGGAGTAACGCCCATCCTCCCCAAATAATGCGGAATTAGTTCAGTGGTAGAACATTTCCTTGCCAAGGAAGAGGTCGCGGGTTCGAGCCCCGCATTCCGCTCCAAGTTTTAGCGATCACGATCACGAAGAGAGAGCTTGATCGTAAGTTCGATGATCGCAAAGAGAATGAGAAGCAGCAATGTGGTTTCTGACATGAGGTCCTCCACATGTATTACGTTTCAGTGGGCTGTTTCCTCACACGATATTTTTGCGGGTGTAGTTCAGCGGTAGAATGGATGGTTCCCAACCATCAGGTCGTGGGTTCGAATCCCACCACTCGCTCCAAGGTTTAAGTTTGGGCCTGTAGCTCCGTAATGGTCGTGGACGACGAGATATCGCTAAAGCAGACGATCATCGAAGAGATGACGGCTCCGCAGGAACACTTGTGGACAATGTGTGCCATTACTGATTTACCTCGTCACCGGGACGCCGCAAGAGGTGCAAAGAAAAACAGGAGGAAGCCAATGCCAAGTGAACATGCAAAGATTAGCTATCTCAAGAGCGGCATCCGCATCGCTGGGTACGCCTGCCTCTTCTTTGTCGGTCATCATCCCGCCATTTTCTTTGCGGTTGCTTGGCTGATCGGTGCCGAAGTTCTCGGCATCGTCGAGGAGTTCGGACACTGATGCAACAGGACCCCCTAGCGGCGTTGGGGTTGCTTATCCGCAAGTTCGGTCAAAAGATCGACGGCGGCTGGGAGGTCTTCATTCCTGAGCAAGCAATTCAGGAATTGGGGCCGCACGCCCAGATTCAAGTTGAGCCCGATTTTGAGCGCAAGGGTTTCAAGTTCAGAGTTTTTCTCAACAAGGTTGTTCAAGGAACATGGAGCGAGATTAAAGATGACATCAGCGGCGGTGGACCCGACCAACTTGCCAAAACGGATGAGCCGCCCGCAGCTTGAGTGGTGGATTCTTTTTGGTATCTGTGTGGCGGGCAAAAGCGCAAAGGGCACCGAGAAGAAGGTTCAAGCCTTCATGGAGTTTCCATATACCAACATGGGGAGCAACCAGCCCATGTCGCCGTTCGAGCGGGTGCGGTTCATGATCCGTCACAAGAAGCTCATGGTTGCTCTGAAGCACGTCAGAATGGGTAAGTACGCCCTGTTCAACAAAGCCTTCGAAGCCGCCGTCAACATCGACCTCGACAACATCTCCGTCGAAGCCCTCGAAAAAGTCCCGGGCATCGGTCCCAAAACTGCCCGCATGACCGCAATGTATGGGTTTCCCGACACGGCTGGCGAGGTCGCAGTCCTCGATACGCACATCCTGAAATGGCTTCGGCTAAAGGGGTATGACGCCCCCAAGAGTACACCACAGGCAGGCAAACGGTATCTTCAACTGGAGCAAGCGTTTATCGCCGAAGCGAAGAAGCTCGGCAAGACCTCCCGCGAGCTTGACACAGAAATTTGGCAGTCTTACACCGCAAATCCGGTCTTTACCGACAATCCAGTCCTCGCCAATCCCATTTCCTAGACTTTCAAAGGCTTATGTTAGGAGACATAAGCCATGCGAACCTGTCGCGTTTGTGACCAACCAAAAGAGTTAACCGAAAAATATTTCCGCATCAATTCCACTGGGAGGGGCTTTCGTTGGCGCTGTCGTCAATGTGAGGTCGATCAACACATGAATTGGGTGCGTGAAAATCGTTCCAAGGATATGCTCCAATCCGCTCGGCGTAGAGCAAAAAGAGCGGTTGCCCCATGCACGATATCCTTCGAAGATATAGTAATCCCAGAAATTTGCCCCGTTTTCGGGCACAAACTAGAGCGCGGAACGCGGTCTTCCCACGATTGGGCACCTAGTCTTGACCGAAACAAACCGGAACTTGGGTATGTGCGGGGCAACGTGCGGGTCATCTCCAATAAAGCCAACAGGTTGAAGAGTGACGCTTCACTCGATGAGCTTCGACAGCTAGTCGCCTACCTAGAAAGACTTTAGGGCTCTTTTAATGAGCCCCTATGCCGATACGCCTCCCAATCTCCAAGCTCGCTGCTTCAGCGGTAGCCCCGCTGCAAACCTCTCCACGTTTCACGAACGACCTGCTTCAATCGGGGGTAACGTGGCCGCAGGATGTGAATTACCTAAGAGATACGTACATGGAAATTTACGCTCTCTGGGATCGATTGAAAGACCCCGCACAGGACGCCGAGTTGTTTCAAGCAACGGAACCTCTCCTTCGCGAACTCCTCGTCGGTTTGGGGGGTGTCTCCAAAGAACTCTCTACTCGAAGGGATATTCTTCGCGATGTAACGAACGCTGGTCACGACGCTGATGTCGCTCAGTCGTATGGGCGGGCAGGTGATTTTGGGATGGGCACAGTGTATCAATCATATTCTGCGATGAAGCTCCACCGCGTGCTGGACACCCTGACTCTGGACGCCAACAAGAAACGTGGGTCCCGAGAAAAACTAGCTTACGGATACGATGTTAGCGGGGAAGTCCACGAGCAGGGCGGCACCAGCGGAAACGATAAAGCGCAGGACGATCTGGGAAACTCTCCTAAATTTGAACACACTCCACCGAACCCCGTCGCCGTGGCACAAGACTACGAAGCGGAAGAAGAATTTCCTGAGTTAGCGGAGATCAAGCATAAGCGGGTCGAGTGGCCGCAGAGGAATAGATAAAACATGAAAATAGATACCAAAATTGGAGAGACGTTCGGCAGGCTGAAAGTGCTTGCTCGGGTATCGGGTAAGTGGGAGCCCGCTAAATACTCATGTGAATGTGCTTGTGGAACCCTGACTGAGGTTTTTGGGACTAACTTAGGGAGAAAGGGGACACGACCCAATACTGAAAGCTGTGGGTGCTTGCAGCGAGAGCGTGCTTCGGAAGCCAAACGCAGGGCTTTCCGTCCGTTCGAGCACATCTACAATGTCATCATTTACCGTGCGGGCAAAAGAGAAATACCCGTTGATTTATCATACGAAGGGTTTTTGAGGTTTACGGAAATTGACGAATGCCATTATTGTGGAGCTTTCATAGCATGGGCTCCTTACAGCAATAGACAAACTTACGGAAGATACCATCTCGACCGTAAAGACAGCAAACTAGGATACACCAAAGGCAACCTTGTCGTTTGTTGCGGGGATTGTAATCACAGCAAATTGGACATTTACACCTACGAAGAGTGGGTTTGCATGACAGCGGCGTTGAAGCAGTTTAGAGCAAACAAGTTGAGTTTTGCGGAGGCGAGATAAATGGGGAACGGACCCACCCGCGTGTGCGTTTTTAACGTCAAGGCAAACCAACAGCCCGCGCCTCCCATCGTGCCTAATCAGACGGGATCGAATCTGATTGACATTGTGACGGCTTGTGATGGTGTGACCGTGCCTTCGCTTGGAGCCGCATCGTATGGCGTGCCTGTAGTTCTCAACCCGAACGGCGTCATCGACTCATCGTTGCTAAATACAGGTGCAACCGCTACTGCTGGTGTAAACCTTCAGTTAGGTGCCCCGCTTGTTCACCTCTACAGTGTCGGCGGTGTTCTGACGGCAGAGTATGCCGATGCTGGCGGTGGGTCACCGCCGACCCCATCCTTGTCCGCTCAAGGTTTCCTAACATCCCCTATCGACGCTGGGCATCCCGGTACTATTGCATTCAGTGGACTTTTTACCTACATCGATCCAAACAGCGAATTTTCTCTCAGCAGTGTCGGTCAGGAAGTTTACTTATCGTCCGTGACCCCGGGCGGCATCACTCTCACTCGACCATCAAGTCCTAGTCTCGATCAGACCGTTGGGTACGTCGTGGCTTTCACCGCTCCAAATGTTGTGACGGCGATATTTCTTGCAGGCTTTAACGATTTTTCCCGCATCTCAGGCTGCCTCGCCACCACTCAATTGTGCAGTGTTCAGGGTACAGGGGCTTTTGTTCAATTAACTGGGGTTGTATCGCCTCCATCGCCCGTCACTACGGAATTGGGATCGTCAGCTAATTATGCTTTATTGGCGTACAGTGGAATCACAAACGCCGATCCAGCAACCTCAATAGCGGGTGGTGTTATCGGTTCAGCCCCGACCATGAGCATCACTGGGTTTAATCCACCTACTGCAACAGTGGACAATGCGGATGCCCCAGCAGCACGTACTGATGGTCAGACCGCATTTCTCTACTATAGTGGTTTGACCCCAACTCAGTCGGGTCTCGCAGACCTCAGCGCCAACGACGGTGGCGGGGGAGCGGGTGTCTACTACGCTGGCGTATTCTCAGGCGGGGCTTTGGATATCCCGACGAGCATCACTCTCGATGCTCAGGGGGATGCGGGTGCAGTATTTGTATTTATTGCAGCTTCCACCGTAACGCTCGAAAGCGGCTCGGATGTTCTTTTGGTCAATGGTGCCCAAGCAGCGAATGTGGTCTGGGTAGTCGGCAGTGATTTCACATCGGTTGCTCCCAGCACGATGGTCGGCAGTATCCTTGCTTATGGGTCTATTACGTTAGGCGGCGGCATCTTGTCGGGTCGCGCACTTGCTGTGGGCGGCGGTGATGGGGCAGTCTCGATCCCAGCCGCAACAGCCGTCACAGTTCCAGCGGGGGCTGGCGGTACTATCACTGCTGGTGATATCGTCACCTTTGACACGTTCGGCAACACGCTGGATTCGGGCATTTCTTTGGGGGGTGTGCTCAGCAGCATCTTCGTCAACCCCATGACCACCAATGGGGACATGATCTACGAGGGGCTGACTGTTGGTTCCCCTCCAGTGCTCGGCCCATTACGTTTGCCAATCGGCACAACGGGTCAAGTGTTGACGGTAGTCGGCGGCATACCCGCATGGCAGACCCCAGTTCTACCGCAGACGTTCACCCCAACACCAGCGGGGTCGCCTCCCGAATTCGAATATCTCACGGGCTACAGTGCAAGCACAGGATTGTTCTCGGCTGCTCCCTTACCACCCAGCGGCACTTCTGTTTCGCAGACCGTGCGTTTGAACATTGGCACCGTGAATCAAGGAAATCCAGTAACGGGACCGTGGACGGTCAACTTCACAACACCGTTTGCAGATGGAAATTACACAGTACAATGCTCAGTGACTTGTGGCGAAGCACCCGGCACTCCAACCATTGCGGCGTCACCAGCACTTCTTATCACCTGCATCAATTATCAGGCGACACCGGGTAATGGCGTGATCGTATGGATTGAAAATAACGATTCTATTCCGCACACAAACGTGACCATCAACGTCACGGCAATCCACGACTAATTGCGGTATTATCCCGTATGAGGATTGATGTCGAATCATACGGGGCAGCACGGCGAGATTTCTACGATCTTCGCAGTGACCTCATCGAACAGGACAAAAAGTTCGATGAGACCTCCCTACACCTCCTTCCCTATCACCAACTACACCTCGCGGCAATGGGTAACGCGGGCGATGCCGTCTGCCCAATCGTTCTCGTTCAGCAGGAGAAGGCTAGCAGACGCGAACGATTTCTCGCCATGGACGAAGCGGAGTTCAAAGCCTGTGAGCGATATCTGCGGGCTGAAGAGATGTACGATGATGTGATTCTGGTGCTCGGCTCAAAACTAGCGCCACGGTGGGGAGAACTGTCCGACCCCCAGAAGTTATGGGCCAAACTTAACTGCCTGTATAATCATCTGGACGATCCGCAACAACGCATGGGCGAGGCGTTGTTGTTCCTGCGTAAATGCGCGACCGCCAGCTACCTGCCAACGGACGTGTGCCAGCATTACATGCAGAAAGTACGGGGCCTCATGGCAACGTACCCGGGAAAAGTGGCGGATACGTTTTTCCGAGCCCAGATCGAAGACATCCGCGACAACATCCGCAATTTTCTACCTGACAACGAGCGGGGCATCTGTGACAAAGGGCAAATCGCCGATTTCCAATGTACGTCCGACTGCTTCCGCATATTCATACCGTAAGTTGTTGATAATAAAGGTAATAAAGTTACAAAATCGTATCGATTCCGACCAAGTTTTGGGTATAATGGTGGTGGAGAGAAGATGCCAACCGTAAATAAAAATCTGAATCACGAATTTTCGACGGACATAACCGCTCACTTTCCGTTCCCATCTCAGCGTGCAACCCAGACTCAAGCCATGACGGGCGTCCAGTCAGCTTTCAGCGACGACAACAAAAAGTTCTACGTGCTTGAAGGTCCAACTGGCTTCGGTAAATCAGGCGTCGGCATCGCCGCTTGCTCTTGGGCTAAGACCCTGAACACCCACAGCACCGAAGTTTACGAAAAGGGCGGCTACATCCTCTCTCCGCAGAAAGTTCTCACCAAGCAGTACGTCGATGACTTTGCACCGCTCGGCCTCGTGGAACTCAAGGGTCAGGCGAACTACACCTGCCATAACTTCACCGAACAGGCTGGCATGGAAATCGACTGCGAGACCGCTGGGATGCTCTACGAAGAAGAGCACAACGTCGAGACCTGCACTGGCTACAAACCAGCGAAGCGCATCTTCCAATCGACCCCGATGGGCGTCACCAATTTCGACTACTACTTGAACGAGACCATGCACGCTGGACAGTTGAAGAACCGCAACATGCTGGTACTCGATGAAGCACACAACTGCGAGGGCAAGATTCTTGGCTTCACCGATACCGTGATCGACAAGCGGAAATGCGAAGAGTACGGTGTGGTCGGCGGCTTGCCGATCTTCGAAGCTGGCTACAACGAGGACGTGGCGAACTGGCTGCACGCCGACTTCGTTCCCGCTTACGAGAGCCACAAGCGCAACCTCAAGACGCAGATCAGCGTTGCCAAAGAGACTGGCGACAAGGAACTCTCCGTAAAGCTGCTCAAGAAAGTGCAGGCAGCCGAGCGGTTCATGGGCAAAATCAATTTCTTCCTGAACGCCGCCGACCGCCGCGACTGGCTGGCGTGGAGCGATTGGGATGCGGAGAAGCGCAAGGGCACGACCGATCTCGCCATCAAGCCGTTAACCGCTACCCTGTTCGCCAACGATATCCTGTTCAGCAAGGCCGATAAAGTTCTGCTCATGAGCGCGACGATTCTGGACTTCCCGACGTTCATGAGGAATCTGGGCATCGACCCATCTCAGGCCGCGTGCCTCGCCGTTGACTCCGAGTTTCCGTTAGAAAATCGTCCAATTTTCTTCAAGCCGTGCGGCAACATGGGCTTCCGTTTTAAGAAGAACACCATGCCGAGGATGGCGGATTTTATGGCGAAAATTCTTCGGAAATATGCGACCAAGAAGGGCATCATCCACACGCACAGCTACGAGAACAACCGTTTCTTTGTGGATTTCCTGAGAGCCGAATTCGGGTATCGCATCATCACCCACGACAACTCGAAAGGCTCACGCGACCGTGCAGTAATGGAGCACATTTCAAGCCCAGAACCGACCGTCCTCTTCTCTCCAAGTATGACGGAAGGTCTGGACTTGAAAGAAGACTTGGCTCGATTCTGCGTCGTCACGAAGGTGCCGTACCCGTTCATGGACCCATACGTGAAGGCTCGCATGGATCGCGACCCCGCGTGGTACCAATGGTTGACGGCTCTGGTTCTAGAGCAGGCGACAGGCCGCGTGGTCCGCAGCAATACGGACAAGGCGCACACCTACATTCTGGACGAAGGGTTTCGCGATTTCTACAACAAGAATCAGTGCACGACTTCAACGAGCATCCAGTTGTCGAAGTGGTGGACGGATTCGATCATCGGGCTGGAAGCACCTGATTTTGCAAGCAGTTTCTAAGGGGGACACTATGCCGCTGACAGGGGATCGCCGCAGTAGAGAGCGTTTTGGATTTATCGACCAGTGCACGACGATCACGTACAATGCCCTGCGGAAGCACGACCCCGAGTTGATGGGCGTGCCCAAAGAGAAGCCAAAGGCGATGGCAGCCGCCGCTTAACGATTCGAAACGTCGTAGCTAAGCATGTTCAAGATAACGTTCTGGAACTCGTACACGCACACGGCAGCGAGCACGCTGTTTGCCCCGTAAACGCGAGGACGAGCCCACGGACAAGTAAAGCCGTGACAAGTCACATAGTCCAAGAGCCCACCGCTGCCTACGAAGACGATTGTCCCCGAAGGGTCTTTGTCCTTCGCCCACGCAGGGTCAATCTTCACGAGATCGGCTATAGGCATGTCGGGCACGCCTACCACCGTCAAGTTCTTGGGCTGGATGGTCAGCGCCCGAGGGTCGGCTGGGGTCAGGGCCGCACTATTGAGGCTAAGAGGGAATCCAGCGGTCGCCAGACCTTGCTGTGCTTGCTTCCAAGCGTCTTGCAAGACCGCATCCGAGACATTGGTGCAGTTGATGATCCCCTTACTGCTGGGGATGATACGGCAGAGCCAGCGCATCCAAAGCTCTTCTGGTGTATGAATGAAAAAGTTATCGAGAAAGCGAGCGAAAACGTTTTGGTAACCGGGGCAATATGAAAACATAGGACCCTCCTACCAGAGAAACAGGTAATCATGGTATTATCTGGTATGACCCCCGACGAGAAGAGGTACGGTAGTCGTCAGCGTCCGCGTAAGATGCTTACCGCAGATGCGGCAGTCGCGCTCTGCAAAGATTCGGGTCGCAAGATGTGGGTACGACTGCCGATGTACCACGGGAAATTCGCCATTTGGCCGGGTGGACGCAAAGAGTTTTACCCCGATCCTTGCACGTATTCGGAGCGTAATCCATGAAGAAGCTCAGTAAACGGCTGCTTAAACTCATCGAGAATTTCAAAGAAGAGAATCCGTCGCTGGCGGACCACAAATCGGCCCATGGTCGCTGCGCGGAAGCCAGTGGTGCCTTTCGCTGGTTGGCGATTGAGGACGGTCTCAAGTGCACCACGTGGGAGATTGTGTTGGACAAGGATCACGACCAATACCTGTGCCCCGAGTGGTACCCCAACATCATCTTCGAGGGGCACTACGTGAACTACGTGGAAGGCGTGGTCATCGATTGGACGGTACGCCAGTACAACGGTAAGGCCCCATTTCCACTGATCTATCGTCCGCCAAAGCGGGCGAGGCAGACAAGCATTGATGACCTTGACCCCGCGCTGGTCAACTACGTCAGGAATTAAGGTATGAGAAAAGGTCGTCCCCGCTTCCCTCATCCACGAGACCTCGGCCTAGTCAAGACTGTGTTGGTGAACACGATCCCAATGGATTCAGAGATTCAAGAGGGCTGGCGATACTCGGTGAACAACGTGCCGAATTACAGGCTACAAAGCCAGACTCAGGGGCTTACGTGGTTTGTGGACGTGTATGCGGGATCGCATTATGTCATCACAGTTGGGGACCGTTCGCCTGAAATCTGCAAGTCCATCCCATCGACTGTGAATTATTTACGGCGTATGTTGGGGGCGTAGCTTGGTTCGGATCGCCATTCTAAGACAAAAACTTTCCGCCCTGCCGAACAGACGGTGCAAAATGATCCAAAACTGCATCCTCAAGTCCGTCATGGCGTTACCTCGATTTCTAGATTGTCATTCATAAGAGGGTTGGGTAAAAACAAAAGTTTCGTTAGTTATCGTATCCGTACTTAGAGGTCAACATGAACAGCAGAATTCAATCCGACAGACCGCTAGTGCCGATCAACAGCATGGATGATTTGAAGAAAATTCTTTTCATCCAAAAGACCGTGACCGACAGAGCAAAGAATGAAATGCTTTCCATCGCCACGGACAGCATGGGCAACCCCAAGGCTGCACTAGAGTTTATCGTCGAGGAGCGTAAGCTTCTCACGAAGTACGCCAACTATCCAACCATGAGCGAAATGAGTGCGGAGCCCGATGCCTTGATGAACGGTACGAAGTGGGGAGCAACATTCGGCGTTGCGATTCTTGTTGGCGGACTCATCGTTGAAGAACTGAAACGAATGCAGCCACATCTTGAGCCCGTGTTGCGGCACATGCTTCTGCTCCTGCTCGACGAACTCAATCACCCGCGTCACAAATATCTCGTGGAGCCCATGGAGAAAAGTTTGACGATAACGTCCAAAGCCGCTCCCGGAAAAGAGCAAGCCATCAAGCGACAAGTCTGCACCGATCTGGCGGACGCCATCATCGCTGTGAGTACGCAGTATGGCGTCGTGTCGGCGGCGAAGGGTGGCATCGCTCTGACGCCGCTCGGTAAGCGTGTTTTCCTGCACATGGTAGACGCGCAGCGGTTCGTTCAGGAGATGGGCAAGGCCCATGTTCGCTTCCAAACTACCAAGCCAAAGTTGAGCATGTCATGAACATTTATCTCATCGTCAACCACACCACGGGAAGGTAAAGAGTGAAGCGGAAGAAACGGCAAAGTAGGATCAATGGTCGTCCGGTAGGACGCAAACCGTTGAAAACAAACCAAATATAATCCAAAATTACTATCGATTTTGCCTTCGTTTTGGGTATAATGGAGTATGGAAAATCAAACCAACGATCTCATGACAGCAATGCTCGCCCAAGGGGACGGTAAAGTTAGGGTTAGGCTATACACCGATGGCAGCGGAGTACCGGGGTCGCAGGTTTTATCAGTTGAACCATGGAGCCCGGGCGTTGGACAAAGCCTCTTCGGCAACATGATCGGCTTTATTATGCTTAGCGTAATTGCGGGGCTTGTTCTAGCGGTTGCCATAATTGGCGTTGCGGCAGTAGTCTCAGACGGCAAGGGAACTGGTGGGCCGTCGGATGCCATCGTGGCAATAGGAATCTACTCGGGGATCGGTTTAGGGATTCTCTTATCGGCGTTGAGCGTGTGGGCGTATGCTTCCGATAACATATAAATTCTCAAAAATCCAGTATCATACCCCATGAGGACTTTCCTCATGGGGTTTCTCTTTGCAGAAAATCTACCTAGCCGCGACGTTTGACTGGCTCGAAAAGATTCGAGAGCACGCCAAAGAACTGCGTGTTATCGGCAAGACCGTCACGTCCCGCTGGCATGACGAGCAGTCTACTACGGGCGCTACAAACCTCACCAACAAAGACGGGTCAACAGACCTGAGTCGCGAGCTATTCGCATTTGGCTGTGCCATCCGCGACATTCGAGACATCCTACTTGCCGACACCCTCGTCCTGTTTAGTTCGGGCACCGCGATCATCCGTAACACCCGATTGGCTGAGTTCGGAGGGGCGTTGCTCTCGGGTCGCCAGTGTGTGGTGATTGGTCCCGAAGACCCAGCGATGCGGGCAAACATCGACACGATCTTCGTGTTTCTCAAGGACCTGCCACCAGACCTGCGACAAGAGGGAATAAAGCCTGTACAGCACTACAACACGTGGGACGAGTTCATCGGCACACTGGTCGCACGGGGAGAATACATTGATAGGGATTCTACCTTCGGGATTCTCGGATAAGACGATCTGCATTTCGATCTCGATGGTCATGGCGATCTGGATGTATGCCGTCCTGTACCGCCGCATGATCCGCCGCAAACACACGCGGGATTTCTGCAAAAGCACCTGCTGGCTCAACTTCCTCATTCAGGTCAATAACGGCGTGCTGGCACGTTCAGAACATGCCCCGTTTCTCGTCGGCTGGTATGTGACTCAAACCATAGCAACCTCGGTGGTTCTGTTACTCGTCTACAGGTATTGGAGCTACCCAGACCCGTCCACAAAACAGACTTCCTGATCCTATTTGAGGAGACTTAACCATGTCCATCAACATCACACAAATCGCGAAAGACTTTGCAACTTGGTACTCTGTCGCCGCCGCTATCGGTGGTGGAACGATCCACAAGATTTGGTCGAAGCTTGTCGGTGCGGAAAAGAAAGCCGCCGCCGATATTGCAAAGCTCGAAGCCGCCGCCGCAGCCGCAGTCAAGAAGCTGTAACTGTGGTATTATAGCCTTGTGTCTTCACAAGGAAAACTAAGAACAGGGGTTAGGGTGTCTGGCGATCCCTCAACCCCTTTACTTCTCGAAAAGCCGACCCCCAAACAGCACAACATTCTTGTCGGGGACGATCCGGCACAAATCCGCTTTGCGGAGCACTATCTATCCCACGCACATTTCTGCCTAAACGGCTGTGAAGAAGCGAACCATTTCAAACTTAAGTGCGTTGAAGTCGAGTCCGTCCAAGATGAGATGGTGTTGGGTAAGGACGAACCGTCATTGCTTCGAGTTGACCGTTCCCGTCAAATCGACCTATCCTCCAATGTAAAAGCAAACGTAGGCATCTGGGCTCTCGCCCCGATCACCAAAGGCAGCGATGGGGCTAACGCCATCGTTCGCTATGCCGCAGAACTACTCGAACTGGAGCGGCCTGCCCGTGCTTCGGTGGAGAAGTTCAGCGATGCGATGGTCAAGATGATGAGCGACCTGAGTGTCCACAAAGAAGTGGACGACGTTTATGCGGCTATCTGGGCTGCTGCGTGGTTACTGACAGGCCCAGAACCTCCACCGTTCAAGTTTTGGTCTCACCCATGGAATAACCATTTGACGTGGTTTCCTCGTGGGATGAACCCCAGTTTGCGTCTCAACTCCCTGTACAAGGAATTGGTGGTTTACGTCTTTGCTCGCGAGGGGGATGAGTATGCAGCCCGGAAAATAGGCAAGTTTAAGCCCCGAGAATTTAATATGTTGAAAAAATTACGGCTCCCCATAGGGTGCGTTTTTGACAGTATTGTTGAGCTTTCCAGATGGAGGATGCATAAGGGTGACCCATACATCTGTGCTCTCAAGCTTGCCAAAATCTGGGAAACACAGTAGTATAGTGAATGTGGGGATACAGTCCCCCGAGGAGAAAAGTAAAACATGAAGAAGTCAATCCTATTAGTCCTTGCGGCACTGGCTCTGATGGTCAGTTCTGCATTTGCTCAAAACGGAGCGTTTGCTCCCTACGTTGACGCGGGCATCGGTGCCTCGTCCACTTTCAACGGTTCGGGCACAGTCACCGCTCACAACCCCAACTACATCGTCGGCGCTGGTATCGAGTCCAGCACCAAGCACCTACTTCTGAATCTGGATGCAAACTTCCAGAGCGCAGATTTCCGAGCTTTCGGCAAGGTCAATTCAAACGCCTTCGCCGCAACAGTCACGGGCACGGGCTATTTGAAGTTCGGTAAGCTGTTGGTCGGCACTGGTGCTTTCTACAAGGATCAGGTCATTAACGGCAACTATCGTAGCTTGATTCCGAATCTTCAGACGACCACGTTTGCTCCTCTCGTCGGCGGCGGCTTCCAGTTTAGTCGCGACCGTATTACGGCTCTGTACGAACTTCCGGGCCGCTCGGCAACCAACCAGCGTACCGTGGATTTGAACAACGAAATCTACCTGACAAAGACGGGTCATCTTCGTCTGACTCAACAGCTTTCGTTGAATTCGTCCATTGCATCGTTACCAGCCATCGGTTCCGCCCGCATCAGCGGCGGAAACGGTTCCGTTGGTCTTAAGCTGGTGTTCTAAGGATCGCTCGATCCTGTAAGTCAGAGAGCCGCCCGTTCTGGGCGGCTTTTCTTTTTTCCCAATAAAACCCTGAAATCCAGTATTAAGACATGAAGAGGATTTCTCGCATGTCTACAGGCAAATCAAAAGCTGGCCGCGACGAGTTAACAGTACGGGTTCAACAGGCGTTGAATCTCCCGACCAAAAAAGAAGCCGAAAACACCATCAACGTGGTGGTCGCTGAACTGGAGCACACCCTGTTGAATAATCTTGCAGTGAATGGATTCCAACTGAAACTAAATTCTTTCGGTAAGTTTTCCATTCGCCACAAATCGGGTATTAGACGAAAGATACCTTTTACGGGCGAAATCAAAATGACAAACGACAAACGTAAAGTCAAATTCATCACGCTCGGGGACCTGCGTAAGCAGGAAGTTGTAAAGTAAGAACAAGCAAATAAAAATCGACCTGAGAGGAATAAACACCGTGAATCAATTCACCGAAGACGAACTAGCAGATGTAAAACCTGTTGTATCCGATGCTGTTGTAAGGGCCAGAGCCGCCGCACTCGCCGCCGCAAAAGCACTCGCGGACGCCGAGGCCGCTGTGCCACAAGACACACAACCACAAGCCGCGACCGCAACCGCGCCCGCGAAGACGAAACCTGTTGTCGAAGACGAACTCGACGAGCCGACCCCGAAGGCTGCCGCCGCAGGTGGACACAAGGGCACCAAGGGTAACGCTCCCGCCGCAGCCGCCGACGAGGACGATCTCGACGTAGAATTCGGCGACGACAAGCTCGCCACACGTCCGAACATGCTGAACCGCTGCCGTCCCGATAAGGGCAAGTCAGTTCGTTTCGCGTTGCTACCCTTCATCAAGCCGAAGAGTGCTTTGAACCACTTCGTCGAACTCCCGGGCAAGAAGTTGACCGCCCGTTGTTTGACCCCCGCCAATTCTCCCGACGCAGGCTATTGTTGCGCTAAGCTAGGCAAGGACGGCGAACTGCACGTGGCCGCATTGGTGCTCCGCTACCTCAACGCCGACATCAAGACGGGTGGTTATGAAAAGGGTGCGATTATCGAGTGGGAAGTCCAGTACGTTGATTTGACCCGCTCCAATTACCGTGCGGTCTCGCACTTGATTGACGAGATGGTTGAAGACAACTCGAACGTCAGCGTGTACGATATCGACATCGTGATGAAGCACGATCCAGACCGTGCATTCGGCTATCAGTTCCAGCGCATCTCCCAAAAGGCTCGTTGGAAGCAGAACCCTCAGTTGGTCGAGGAAGTCAAGCAAGCCGCTGAGAAGTTCACCAAAGAAGACGGCAAGATTCTCAAGGGGCGTCTCGGCAAGAAGCTGACCCTCCAAGAGTGGAAAGCCTTGCTGTCGGGCGTGGCGGCTGGTGCCGAAGAAGCCCGCCTCGACGATGTAGAAGATTTGTAAAATCGTAGAACCTGCGGCTCACAATAGCTACCGCGAACATTACAGCACGTAGGTGATAGCGGGGCAGGTTCTATGGTACAATGAGACATGGAAACTCAAAAGTCAGTGCACACGTGGATCAAGCGGGTGTTTCCCGAATGGAAGGGAACACGCGGTCGTGCTCTGGCTCTCGTTGAAGAAGTCACTGAATTAGCCCTCGTCGCTGGTCTCACTCCCGAAGACGCTCAAACCGCAGTTAATATGGTCGTAAGCAAGCACAACTCCCGCGTAGCCGCTGGGGAACCGTTGGAATCCGATGAGGGGGAAGTCGGTGACGTTTACCTCTGCTTATTTGCCTATGCCGAAGAGCGTGGGCTTGATGCACAGGCGTGCTTAGATGAGAAGATGACGAAGAATCGTGCGAAGCCCGACGAGCACTATTTTGCGAAGACTCGGCAAAAGAAGAATTTAGGGCTGGCACTGGACACGCTCTGATGTTGATTCTCGGCCTAGATTTTGAAACCACAGGCGGGGACCCCAAAGTCCACAGCATCACTGAAGTCGGAATGGCGACGTGGGACACCGACTTGCGTCAACCCGTAAAGATCATGGGGTATCCAGTTAACCCCGGACTTGCCGCTATATGGGAAGCCGAAGTCCTCGAAAAATTCCCCAAGGCACTCGAATTATCCGCTAAGTACGGCGTGGATGATCTCAAGGGTGCTAAGCAGTTCTTCCTTTGGTATCAAGCGGCGGAAGTCGTTTGTGCCCATAACGGCATCAAGTTCGACAAGGGCTTCGAGGAGGCGTGGGCCGAACGTTACAACTTCGAGTCCGACCCCAGTAAGCTCTGGATTGACACGATGACCGATCTACCTCTTCCTAAGGGGTTTTCTCGGAAGCTGCCTTACATGCCAGTAGATCATAGGCTTTATCCGAACCCGTTTCCCCATCGAGCGGTGTTCGATACAGTCAGCATGTTGACGCTCCTCGATCAATACCCACTGGATAAGGTGCTGGAACTGGCTCGAAGCCCGATGGTGATCGTGAAGGCATTGGTGACTTTCAACAACAACGAGCTTGCTAAGAAACGTGCCTATCATGCTGAATACAAAGATGGTAAGTTCGTGATGTGGTTCAGGGAAATGAAGGAACTTTTTGTTGAGCAAGAGCGGGAAGAATGCGCGGCTGCTGGTTTTTCGATTGAAGTAATCAAATGAATAGTGGCAAAATAGTTAGTGATTTTGTTGCAAACTTCTGCCAACATCAGTATTGTAGTAATACGTGCCTCATGTCATTAGGTTGCGAGGGGTCAATGAAATTTAACAAAGTTCTTCAACTTGTAGTACCGTTTCTCCTTCTGTCCGTGTCCGCCTTCGGCCAAAACACACCGACCGAACAGCCTTTCTTCTTCCCGAAGGGCATTCAACAGTACGCCACCGACCCAATCAAACAGCATCAGGAATACGAGCATCTTTTCCAAGCTACATGGGTCTGTAATCAAGGCATTAGTGAGATGAAGACTCTCGATCCGGGCTCGGACAGCTATTCTGTCGTGACGGATGTGGTGAGCACGAGCAGTGTCACCGAGAACCCCGCCAAGCTGAAGATCGTTATCGACCACGCCTACAAACAGCCTGACGGCACGTACCGTTATACGTCCCTATGCGACCAATTTTTTGTCACCGAAGCTCAGATGAAGCTAGTCGTGGGTACCCTTACGAAGCTTACCGTCATCGCCGCTGAGCGCGACAATGCATTTTACCAGAAGGTTGCCGAGCGTTCCATCGAGGTTCGAGCCACGAAACTCGGAATCAAGAAGGAAGAGCTAGTTGCTCAACTTGATGAACAGGTTCCGGGTTACGGCGTTACATTCCGTGAGTTGCACCGCCTGCCGAAGCCTAGCAAGGCTAGCGATTTCATTCCCCGCGAGTTACACCTTGGCTACAACCCGCCCCTCGGCGGCATTCTCGGCGTTACGTGGCTTAACACTGGCGTCATCTACTACAACCCAGAAGCTTGGATGACGGATTACGTCCACACCATTCCGTACATCATGCAACACGAGATGGTGCACGGTAACATCAACTTCGAGAAGTTCCCCATGAGCGAAGCGTTCGACGTGGAACTGATGGCTGATATGCCGTCCGTGTTGGCTCCCGAAGACACGACCGACCTGCCGTCCCATGGGTACACTAAGGACCTCCGTGAATTGGCCGAAATCTACTACGGATTCGATTGGGATCAGTACGAGAAGGATACGGTTAAGTTTAACTTCGAGGGAAACTTGTCGTTTGACGATTCGAATTTTCTGTACTACCACAAGCAGATCGAGACGATCAAAGCTGATATGCTTACGTTCTTCATGAACGTCACCATTCCTGAGTTCTATTCGGACCCGATGTGGTGGGGTGCGGTGAACAACATTCGTGGTGATGACAACTCGATCTTCCGTATGACTTACGCCTTACATTACAATCCGACGCTCCTCGGCGGTGGAAAGCCAACGATGGAATGGCTTGCCGCCCACAGCGAAGAGATCAAGGAAATCGCTCAGCGAGCCTTTGAGAAGGGTCTGGCGGGCAGCAAGGGCGGCATGGCGATGGGTATCCCACCGTACATCGTGGATCAATATAACCGTGCATTCACAACCGATGAACGCAAGAACATCGAGACGTATTTTACCAACCATCCCGAGAAGCTGGCTGAAATCCAGAAGATGTCTCCAACAGAAGCACTTCAACTCCTCGGCACGTTCAAGACTTCCAAGAAGGTGACGCAATGAAAACACTTCGTTCTCTAATCGCCGCAGTTGCCCTGATGTTCGTACTCCTGTTGGTGGGCTGCGTACCGCCATACCGTGCGGAGTTCGACAACGCTGGAAAAGAAAAGCACTGGACGAAGAAGCAGACCCTCGCCGCGTTCGCCTACGCCGACCGTATCTGGTGGGCTCGTGAAGTGGTAGAAGGCAGCAACCAGTACGTCATCGTCTATGGCAAGGTGCCGACCGCCAAGGTCGCCTCGCAGATTGAGACTGTCTTGAAGGATTTGGATCAGTCTCTCGATCCGACCAATGCCGAAATGGTGCAGTACCTCGATACATTCAAATTGCGTGCGGACTTGACGCATGAGGAGCAGATCACCAAGGCGCAGTACGCCCGCGTTCACGCTGCCGATCTGGAGAACCAATTTGAGCAGAAGATGGGTGATCGCCCCGAATACGGCCCAGAAGCACAGATGGCTGGCGGGTACAATATCCGTAAGATTTTCTTGGTGAAGGACGTATCGGAAGCGTTTCCCTTCAAGGCTAGTCAGATCGAAGGCGCGAAGACCGATGGGTCTTTGAAGGAAATCGAATCCTTGGAATTACAGTACACCACCCCCTACGATCACAAGGCGAGCGATCCTAAGCACCCCGACGACGAGAACGAATTCATCTGGAAATCAGCGAAGATGAGTATTCGCCTGACGAACTATAAGATCGTCACTGAGGATAAGCCGCAGGACAACACGGGTAACTACATCGAGGGCTACCGTGTAATCGATGGCAAGCAGGAGTCCAAGCCTGCCTTGAAAATCTTCTTCCCCCCTGGCGGCGAAGGTGCAGTCGTTTTGATTGACACTGATCGCGAAGGCGAAGCAGGTTTCGGCGTTCCCGATATCCTTGAAGCCACCTTAAGCTTAGAGAATGTGAAGGATGTCATAGACAACGGCACCCTGCTGGCGACTCTCTTCCAAGAAAAGAAGAGCGAGAAGCGGGTTCTGCCGATTCGCAATTTGTTCAAGATCGAGATCAGCAAGGTGGATCAGCCCATCGATCAATCGGAGAAATCGCCCGACGCGAATGGTTGGATCGTGCCCTTCAAGTACGTGACCATGGTGGGTGACAATTACAACGTCCGCATCAAGTTTAAGCGCCCGAAGATTGACCCGAACAATCCGGGGTATCCCGATTCCGCTCATGCTCACAGCATGTTCATGGGGATCGAGTACATCGCCAAGGAATACACCAAGGCTGGTGAACGCTACGAGGCTTCTCCCGGGCAGGTGATTGAATACTATCGTCCCAAGGGCATCTTCGCTGGCAACACGGAAGCAAAGGTGCTCTACAACGATAACACCAAGAAACTTTCGTTCGAATTCGAGAACGGTGATGAAGTCAACGGCATTGTGGGCACTGGCTCCAACAAGTTCATCGAAGATAAGCCATACGCTATTTCCTACACCGAAGGTTCTAAACGGTGGTGGATTCAGTCGTCGGACGGGGGCAAATTCGACAAGCGTAAGCAAGTTTCCCCGCCCAAAGAACGCACGGGCGAGTACGATGATTCCGAAATAGAAGAGGCCCAGAGCGGCAGCCAGTCCAAGGATGAAAGTGGGTCGATGGACATGAAGGGCAATAAACCCGTGGTGGTCAATATTCAACGGGAAACACAACAGGCTCCTCCCAACAGCAAACAGTAATCTCTACCGTGACGGTAAAAAGCAGAGTCTTCGGGCTCTGCTTTTTATTTTTGCGGTATTAGGTAGTATGTGTGTTGGACGTGAACATTTCAATCTGTGCAAGTGCGGTTGTCCCGAGAGTCTCCACGAAGAAGACTTTGCGGCTCAAATCGTCGCCGAAGTAAGTGGCGGCTTCTATTCTGGTCGCGGCAAATGCCACGGGGAAATATCGCTCAACTTGAGCATCGAAGAGATCAGGAAACTGATTGACGAAGCCAAGGAACGTGGTGATGTACGGCCCGCCCTGACCAAGCCCTGCGGCTGCAAAAAGTTCGATCCTCTCTTCAAGCCCATGTGCACTGGATTCGGAGCCTAAATGCCGAAAGAGATTCCTCTCCAGATTCCCGGGCCAATTCAAGAGATTAAGGAGTGGGTCATCCTCGGACTCGACCCCTCTCTTAGTCGAACTGGATATTCTTTGATGCGGGTCGTCCCCGCCGAAGTTAAAGGCACCGTAGCCTCATGGGTCGGGGCTGGTTCCATTAAGCCTGACGCCATCGAGAACATGAGCCCGCAAACCACGATTTGGATTAGGTGCAAGCTCATCGCCCTATACCTACGTAAGATATTCGAGAATCAGATCGTTAAGTGGCAGACTGATGGGGTCGATACTAAGAAGATCGGGCTGATTGTCGCCCTCGAAGCCCCGCCGCCCCAAAACGACTACCTTGCTTCGATCCACCGCGCCATCCACACGACCCTCTTTGAGGGGAGCTTCCTTGCCGATAATTTCGGGCAAATTTACATCCTGTATGTTAATGCAAGCACATTGCGGTCGCTCATGAAGTTGACCCAACGCGGGCCGAAGAACAAGGCTGAGAACATCGCCCGCGCTTACGATTTCATCAGCAAGGAAGTATACCCTGAGTTGGACCCAGACTCTTGCGATGCCGTCCTTGTGGCTATGGTTGCTCGGCACGTGGCATCCGTCGTGATGGGGTCCCCAAGTGAGGTCCCTCAGAATTTCTTGAATTCCCTATGCAATGCGACGAAAGAAACAAAGGGTAAAGGAGTCCGAACCCGCGTCGTAACCAAAGGAATTTTCCATCGAAATGAGTATTGGTATATGTACCAGCGTCAGGGCTACGATGTTGCAGTCAAGGATGCAACCATTCCTAAGAAGACGTTGAGCCGAGTTGAGTTTGTTGTCTAGTTCGGGAGGAAACGTGCCAAAGAAAGCAAAAGCTGAAGTAAAGGGCGTGGATTTTCAAGCGGTACGGTCGTTAACCGCGAAACAGCGACAAGACCTGTTCGCCAAGGCCCGTGCGGGCAACAAGAAGGACTATCGGGTTGTTGATCCCAACGTGGCGGAAGAGCGGATTCCGTATGGATTCGTCACCCTTGACGACGTTTGCGGCTTGAACGGTATGCCTCGCCGTGGCCGTGTCATCGAAATCCACGGGAACGAACACAGTGGCAAGTCTACCTTGACCTATGGCATTGTCTCCGCTTATCAGAAGTTCACTGGTGAGCCTGCGGTTATCTTCGACTTTGAGCGCACTGGTGACTGGAACTACCTCCACAAGATCGGTGTTGATGACGACGGTTGCGAACTTATCATGCCTGACAGCATTCAGGACGCTGAAAAGCGCACCCTCGAATTCATGGAAGGCGGCGTCCGCCTGTTCGTATTCGATTCCATCGTCCGTATGCGCGAAGAAGTTGAGCGCAAGATCGTCATGGATGTCAAGAAGTCCCACAAGACTACGCCGGGTGAACACGCCCGTGCGATGGAATGCTTCTTCAAAAACATGTTGACCCCAGCGGCCCGCTACGATTGCGTGTTCCTTATGGTCAACCAGCCCCGTGCACGTATCGAATCCACGAAGGATGCTCAGTACGCCATCAAGTACCCGTCTTTCACCAACCTGCCGTACATCCTCCCGGGCGGCAAGACCTGCCGTTTCACGCCTAGCGTGATGATCGAGACGATGACGCACAAAGCCATTCGTGCTGGCAGCGAACAGGAAGACGCCTTCCTGCTCGAACCCGGCACTGGCGTCAAGGGCGATTTGCAGGACTTCGCCGCGACCCGAATCAAGGTTCGCATCCTGAAGAACAAGACCAACGGCGGCGGCTACCGCGAGGGCTCGATGTACCTGCGTAAGGGTATCGGCTTCGACGATAACGTTACCGTCCGAGACCTTGCTCGTGACTACGGCTTCATCAGCAACGTGGGCAAAAAGTGGTTTGTCGGCAAGTCGGCTGAAGAGGCCATCGCTACTTACCCCGATCAGGACGCCGCTATCGACGATCTCGTCATCAGGCAGAATCCCGAAGTGCTCGCCAAGCTGCGAGTGCTTGTCAAGGAAGCTGTCCGTAACGACGAAACGGGACGCCATCTCATGGAAGTTGACGCGGATACCGAGCGGTACATGACGGGCTTGGACGACGACGGCGTTGAGTTGCCCGCACGTGCGGCCTTTGAGGTTGAGGAGGATTGAATCGAGAAAGGTAGTTGAAATTAAACGACTTTCAGACCCTCTTAATAAGGGGGTCTTTTCATGTTCATTTACCTGATCGTCAACCACATCACGGGGAAGTATTATGTCGGCCAGCACAAAGGCGACAACTTGAAGCTGTATTTCCAGAAGAAGTTTTCTAAGGCGCGGCATGTCCATGGGTCTTCCCATCTGTTCAACTCCATGCGTAAGCATCCGCTCCCTTGCGATTGGTCTATTCACGCCCTTCTGTCTGACGTTCAAACCCATGCCGAGTTAAATCAGTACGAGCGGGACTTCATCGCTTTCCTTCGTTCCCAAGACCCCGAGTACGGCTACAACGTTTGCAGAGGCGGTGAGGGGTTTACTGGACATCATTCCTCTAAAACACGAAAGAAAATACAGACGACCTTATTAGGGCGAAAGCATACCCCTGACGCCATAGCCAGAATGAAAGCAACCCCAAGAACTGAAAAACAACTGGCTAACCTCAATCGGAACGGACTGCGGTTCATGACCGATGGGACACGTGAAAAGCTTAAAGACAGACCACAAAATTCACAATTCGGGACTTGTTGGATTCAACTCAACGGAGTTGAGAAGAAAATCAAAATGGCGGAATTGAATCAGCACCTCCAACAAGGCTGGGTTCGTGGTCGTACTCGACCAGCGAAGTTTATGAATAAAAGATTTGTCACCCTGACACCAGACGAGTCGAGTATTAAATCAATATGGCGCATGATCCGACAACCTGTCCATTCTGCGGTGATCTGAATGCGAACGGGAACACTGGTTATTTTCCCGAGCAGTTCCAAGTGCATGTTCTCGCCAAGCTTGCGGAGCTTGAAGGTCGGCTCCAGCAGACTGAATGGCGCGATATGCCGCTCGGTCCCGGACCTGACGGAAACTACGGTCAAGGCGATCTCGAAAAAGAACGGATAAAGCGTGTCGCCGAACTCCTCGGAAGAAAAGAGCCTGAGTGTGCGGCTTGTTACGACGAGGAAGGCAGTTGGGCCTGCATCCGCCCAGCCCACGGGAAGATGAAGACACGGGATGGCGGCAATGGCGACTTCTAAAAACCACGAGCACAACTTCATGCACTGTGGCACCGACGAACAGCAATGCGACAGCGCGTGCCGCGCTACCTCCCACCTTTGCTCCATCTGTGGAAAGAACAGACAGGAGGCCGCGAAAGAGCCCGATGAAGTAAGGGCTCATGTGGTAGACTCAGCCAGAGAGATCATTAAGTCCCTTGAGATGGCATTGAGGCTCCCCCTGCCCGAAGCCGTGGAAGCTATCCAAGAATGCTCCAAGGAACTCGACTGGCTGTCACGAGAACAACTCGTTGAAATGGCGGTCTGGGACGCAAAGCATGGGCATGGGCGGGCAACTGTCCGTTAACTGATCTGCTACTGATACCGCTTTAGTGATACCGTCGTCTTCGTAAAGTCCTTGTCCTCAACACCGCAGGAGAACAGGGAATTCTCCGCCGTGGTTACCAAAGATACCCTCAAAATCTATCGATTCCGCCTCCGTTTTGGGTATAATGGTAACGGAGGGAACACATGAAAACATTTCTAATAGCGATGGCTCTTTTGACTGGTCTTATCCTCATCGGAACTCTCGGATTTTACGGCGTAGGCACATACGAATACGCTGGTGCTCCGGCTAAAGCCAGACAAGCAGAAGCACAGGCGTACTGCGCCGCTCACGACAATTGCGGCGTGATCGTTGCGGCGGATGGTACTAAGTCGATCAATGGGCATCCAGTCCGCTCAAAATAATCGGAGGCGAAATAATGAAACGCATCGTACTGTTCGTAATCGTTCTAGCAGCCAGCTTTGCACAAGCACAGGTCAAGTTCGTGTCCCTCGACCACGGCATCTACACGTTCGAGCAGGGAGACACCGTGATTCGCGCCAAGTGTCTCGGATGGACTACCTATGAAACGGGTTTTACACCAAAAATCTGCCCTCTTGATTATAGGCCGGGGCAGTCCATTCCTGAGTTTAATCCCGACAGGAGCAAGAAGAACTGGATTGAGGTCAATACAAACGGGGTGACCTATGTCACGTACTCTGGGTACATTGGTAGGGACGGAGAGCCCAAGGCTGTAGATGTGGATTTCGACATCGTAAGCTGGAAGCAGAAATAGCTGTCCACCACAGTATTAGTATGAGTGAGACTCTCAGGCAAAAACTTCCAACCGTGGGCGGACTTCGAGCTAGAAATTGGTGGGCTCACCGTTCTCACAGGTCCCTCCAACAAAGGAAAGTCTAGCCTGTCCCGCGCTCTCAGAGGCATCCTCCGCAACGAACTCGACGCCGCGTTCATTCGTGACCCAAAGAAGGAACCCCTCGAACTCACCCTCGAAATCAACGGGACGACGATCAAGGCAACCCGCAACAAGGCAGGCAAGGTCAAGTACGTCCTCAACGGCGACGAGAAGAACGCTTATACGAGTTTGGACGGTCATATCCCGCCGCCAGTCAAAGACCTGCTCTGCGGGGAGATCACTGTTGGGGACTTCGACTTTGACCCCATTTTCGCGGTACAGAACGACCCCCAATTCCTGCTCGACAAGCGAGCCTATAAACCAGCCGACCTGAACGCCATTCTCGGTGCCTTTGGCGGCACAGAGAAGCTGGAAGCTGGCAAGAAGGAAGCGGGCTCGCGGATAAGCGACAAGAACGGCGAGGCTAAGACCCTAGCCGAGGAGATTCGCAACGCCGAGGAGCGGAAGGACAAGCTCATGGTGCTGAGCGCCAATGGTGACTGCCTCCAAAGCACCCTGCATGAGCTTGAACTCCGCATCAGGCTGCTGGACGCCAAGGCTGTATGGGTTGGGGAGGCTACCAGCCGCCTAGCCCGCCTGAAGCCCCTAGAACGGCTCCAGAACGCTCTGGCGGTGCCAAATACGACCACGGTTGAGCATCTGACCCAGCAAATCGCCTACGCAATACAGGCGGCGGAATCCCGCATCCTGAGTAAATGGTTGGGTAAGGTTACCACGGTAATAGACAGCAGTTCCGAGGCATGGGTGCCCGTCCTACCGATTTGGCGGAAGCTGGTAGCGGTGGAGACCCTGCGGGACCTGCTTGCCAGCCGCCGTGAGTTCCCAGACATCAGCGATACAGGGGCGCAATACTCGGCGCTGGTCGGTCTCTACTCCAGTATTAAGACCATAGGGCAGGTGATCGAGCTTCGCCGTAGCCTGAAGGCCAAGACAACCGAGTTGACTGAAATTGACTCAAAATTGACTGAAGCTCAAGAAGAGTTGAAGAAGGGGCTTTGCCCGAAATGCGGAAAGCCCGTGGAGCATCTTTGCGTATGACAAATCCGATGGTAGCTGGAATTTTTTGTGATTGCAGGAATCCTGCTGATTGGTTGTGTATATCCCCAAGTACCGCAGTTGGGGTGCTGCCGCCCCCGCCGCAAGCCATACTCTGCTCGTCATGCTACGACAAGTTGCCTGACGGCTGGAAGCGGGCATACGTTCAAATCGGAAAGCCCGTGGAGCAGGGGGCATAATGGAGCTTGAACAGACACAGGAACGATTGAAACAGCTTAAAGCCCGGGTGACCGCCCTCCAGAGCGGTCGCGATCAAATCAATCAACAGAAGGGTCTCGAACAGGGCAAGCTGGAAGAAGCCTACCGAAAACTGCGGGAACTCGGGATTGAGAATCCCGAAGCCATGACAGCCAAGGAGTTGCAGGCCCTCGCAACCAGCTTGGAAGCCAACCTCACCGAACAGCTTACGGCTCTGAATACCCAGTTGGAACAGGGTGAGGACCTGATGGAGCAATATCGGGAGCTTCAACAGGGGTAATTTCCCAAAAACGCAGTATTGTAGAGGATAAGGAGATTACCATGTTCAAAGTCTACTTAGCTGGTCCGATTTCTGGATTGACCTTTGACGGAGCGCAGGAGTGGCGAAACGAATTTACACGCCGCGTTGACTCCCGCATCAAAGCCTATTCCCCGTTGCGCGGCAAGGACTACCTAGCCGATCTGGGGGTACTGGAACAGTCCTACGCGGGGTTCCCCCTATCTACAGATCAGGGTTTGACCACGCGAGATCGCTACGATTGCATGGGCTCCGACTTGGTGGTTTTCTACCTGCTGGGTGCACAGCGAATTTCCATCGGCACGATGATTGAGATGGGCTGGTGCGATGCCGCTCGAAAGCCCGCGATTCTGGTCATCGAAAAAGAGGGCAATCCTCACGACCACCCGATGGTGCGGCAAACTGTCCCATTCCGAGTAGACAATCTGGACGATGCCCTCAAGGTCACGGAGATCATTCTGTTGAACAAGCGTGAGGCGTCCAGTGAGTCAGCTTCAGCCCGTTAGTTTCGGTTTCCCGTATGGCCTATCCGCACCACTGCGGTTCGGCTACGCTCAATGCCCCATTTGCGGTTGTCGTCTCAAAGACGGTTACCGCGACATCTCTGAGGGCACCCTCTGCGAATCGTATTCTAACTGTCCCAACGGCTGCTGGGACTATGCGTATGCCTACGGCAACACGGACTACACGATCACAATTCGCGGACACCAAATCCGCATGGGTCACTGCTGGTCGCAGACGCCACAAGAGGGAGTCGATGGCAGCAACGCTCTCGATCTCGTCATCGCCGCCGCCCAACAATGCCTGCTCGAAGATTACTGGAAAGGCGCATTTGCCGCCCTCCCCGTCCAGCCGAGCGGCCTGCGTCAAAACCGCTGGATGCGGGAGTAGCTAGTGACACAACTCGCAACCCACATCTACGATTCCTTTAGCTTGGTGCCAGCGGGTGTGATTCACTCGAATCGCTATTTGTTTCTGGGCATCTAAACGTTCTGGAGTCCAACTTTTTGCGACCTTGTTCGCTTGGGCCTGTTTTCTCTTCGGGTCTTTCCACATTTCCGAACGATTCGCTTTGATCTCCTTTAGCTTTTCTGGAGTTAGATTCTCCCACTGTTTAATGTGACTTAAGCTTTGTTTTGCCTTGGCATTCGGGCTCCCGTTAGCCGCCGCGTGGGTCGCATGGTGTTCGGGCTCATTCCACTTCTTTTGAACCGCCCTACGTATGGCCTCTCTTCGACTTTCTCGATTATCACGCCAATGTCGTGATACAACACCAGCTTCGTTTACGTAGTCCCAGCCAGCCTCACCGCCTTTGGCGATATTGTAGCATTTAGGGTTGTCTCGTTCTTCGTACACGAGTTCAATTTCCTTGAGATCGGCGGCTTCTTTGGTGCCGAATACAAACAACACTTCTTTGATGAATTTTTCTCGTCCATGCTTCTTTACGGCTTTCCGTAGTACCGTACCCGACCCAAGATACCCGTCGTTCACGTTCGTTGTTTTGTGCCTGCCAATGTAAAAATGAGTATTAACTAAACAGGTGGTTCGATATACAGTCCAAAATTGAGTCATGATATGTCCTATGATAGGGGTTTGGAAGTTGTAAAACTTCCCCATCCACGAGTAAATTTAGTCTGGATCACCGACCTCCACATGTCTGCGATTCCGCCCGGACGAAGGGGGGACGACTATGCGGGGGCGATATTTGATAAGCTTCGGTTCGTTCTAGACCTGACAGAAAAACTAAATGGGGTATGTTTGGTCGGCGGGGACGTGTTTCACAATAAAGTGGCGAAGTCCCCCGGAAATTCTTTAGCAACGATTGAACGCCTTATTCGGGTATTCGGCTCTTACCCGCTCGGTAGGGTCTGGGGAGCGGTTGGAAACCATGACCTCTTTGCCGACCGCATGGATTCTCTCCCTTCTCAACCGCTAGGGCTGCTGATTGCTGCTGGCTGCTATCGAGACTTGAACCGCGAGCCCGTTCTGTTCACCAACAACGACAACACCGTGAGCGTTAGCGTCGAGACCTTCCCCTATGCCACGGGAGACAAGACGCTCCAAGCCCTGCTGAATGCCCCGCCGCGTCACCCCGAAGCCAAGTATCGGGTGGGCGTTGTTCATGCTTATGGCGAACCCGGTAACGGCGGCACCCTCTACGGGGAGCCAAAAATCGGCTACAACCAAGTGGCTCACTTGGATTTCGATTTCCTGCTCTGGGGGCACGACCACAGCCGCAAGGAGACGGAGACTGTCGGCAACATCACCCACGTAAACCTCGGCTCCATGGCACGGGCGGCGTTCTCCTATGACGAGAAGGATCGCCCCGTAGTCGCCGCTATCCTCTCCTTCGCTCAGGACGGGATTCGTTACAAGGAGAAAGACATTCCAGTCAAGCCACTGGAAGTGGTTTTCGTGCACGCCGACAAGGGCGTCGAGCGAGCGGGGAAGGCCGCTAACGTTCTGGATTTCTTTTCGCAGTTGGACGAAGCGGTCGATGGGATCGAAGTTTCTGAGGCTCGTGACATCGCAAAACAGCTTTGCGGTGATGATCTAAAATTGCTACAGCTATTCCTTGAACTTTGCAACTGCTCATGATAGAGTCAATATATGCACATCGCCCCCTACGACGCAGTGATTGTGACGGTGGGGGCGATTTCAATTGTGGGGGTTGGTTGGGCTGGTTACAAGATGTCGAGACACTCCCGAGAGGTTCGGGTGTACCAGCAGGTTCGAATGGAATACCCGTTGGGCGTTTGGCCTGATCTGCCCAAGTGGAATGAACCTAAAAAGTTCCCTGCGTGGCTCGTGAAGTTGGCAGCGTACCTCTTGCCGATTCCAAAGAGAGAAGATGACTCCCAAAGCTGAACGTAAAGATGAACGTGCCATCAAGTCACTCTGGCATGTTGGAATTGCTACCATTGGCATTTACGAGCTTTTCGACTACAAGCCTAAGACCAAACTTGTTCACAGGCTACGAAAGGGTCTCGCTATTGGGCTAGTCGCCTTCCACATTGACGCCGCGATATGCGATGCGCTCGACAGACCCACCCTGTTTCAACGCATACTCTACCGCTTAAACGGCAAATAATGGTATTATAGGGTAAGGAGATTTCCATGCTAGGGGACGCAAGCTATTCAGAAAAGGAAATGAAGTTGTTCGCCCATTTTGGGATGGCGGACATCGCGTACAACATGCAACCGCCCATGCTCTATACGATGCTGGCGTACAAGGCATTCGTGACGGACGATCAGACCATGTTTGCCGCTGCGTTGCGGCGGTGTCTTGTGGCTCTTGAAAACGTTGGGTTTGAAAAGAGTAAGGTCTATCGGTGCACCCCCGAATGGGATGCTCTCATCGGTGACCCAGAGGAGTGCCAAGTACCAATTGGTGCGGACGATGTTTGTGGACTACCGTCGAACTCGCAAATTCACGTTAATTACGCTAATCCACAACGTCACGATTTCGGTGGAAAATAATGGCAAAAGTAATGAAGCTGCTGTTCAGCCTGACCAAGAAAGATTTTCTGGTGCAGACTTTCTGCACGGGTGGACCGGGCGGGCAGCATAAAAACGCGAAGCAGAACGGCGTCCGCATCATCCATACGGTATCGGGCGCACGGGCAGAGCACCGCGACGGGCGGGATCAAGCCGCGAACAAAAAGAAAGCGTTCGAGAAACTCGCGAAGAACGATGTGTTTTTGAAATGGCACAGGGCCGAGGTAGCTCGGCGTTTGGGGCAGCTTGGCGATATTGACCGCAAGGTGGATGAGCAGATGCAAGCGCATAACCTAAAGATTGAGGAACTGGAATACTAATGCGGGACTTCGAACTTTTCTGTGCGGGTTGCGCGAGACCGATGTCCTACCAACGTGCGTGGCGAGAACCCCTGAGCAAAGCGTTGGTCTGCGGCAAAGAATGCCTCAACAAGGTGCAGCTTGACTACTGTGGTATGATAGTAATGAAAAATGGCGAACCTCAACCTACTCTCTGATATTTTCTTCACGTCCGATTATCACCTGAACCACGGCAAAATCCTGTGGCTCGGGAAGGGACGCCCGTTTGGCCCGCAAGCCCAACTCATGGAATTGGGTAGGAAATGGTCCGCCGCCGAGAACCGCCTGTACGCTGCCAAAGCCGCCCTGAAGCAGGGAGGGATTAGTGAGGAATCGGTAAAGCTTCTAGCCGAAAAGGAAGCAGCCCTAAAGCACGACCTGAAGGCGCTGGAAGCTATCGGGATTGCCGAGATGAACGAGGCGATCATCGAGCGTCGTAACTCCGTGGTCAAGAAGAGTTCCCGCGTCTACAATCTGGGCGACGTGTTCCTGAACTGCACGCTGGAGCAGGCGTTGGCTTGGCAGAAGCGCCTCATCGGACAGAATTTCCTGCTTGAGGGCAACCACGACAGCATCGCCGTGCAGATGGCGAAGCACGGGGCGTGGATTTGGGTTAAGGATCGGAAGCGCATTGATGTCGTGATTCCTCAGGGCATCATGGACGCTAACCAGACCAAGCACAAGATCATGCTGAGTCACTATGCTCACCTGACGTGGCACGGCTCCAACAAGGGCGTGTGGCACCTGTACGGGCACTCTCACAGCCAGTTGGAGAACTGGAAGAATAGGGTGTTGAGCAACATGCTTTCGTTTGATGTGGGCGTGGATTGCTGGGACTTCTATCCCCCTTCCCTTGAGCAAGTCATCGAGAAGATGAAGCCCAAGATTGAGGCGTGGAAGGCGTGGCGTGCAAGCCTGCAAGAGGAGATGGATTTCTAATGTACTATCATGTCACACCAACTGAGAACGTGTCCCGCATCATGAGCGAGGGGCTCGTCCCCCAACGAGGCCCTCGATCCGTCCAGATGGAGTCCGAGGACGGTATCTATCTGTTCAAAACGATGGAGGGGGTCGAGAACGCCCTTTCCAATTGGCTCGGCGAAGAATTCGAAGAAGATGATGTACCCCTGACTTTGTTGGGGGTAGAGCTTCCTCCCGAAGCCCAGAAGCGACTCAATGAACAGGGGGACGACCACGCCAGCTATGAGATCGTTGTGACCACTCCCATCCCACCGCAATACATTCAAATCCTCTCCGAAGACATCTAAAATCGGGTATTAGACATGAGAGGAATTCTCATGTCTACCGAAACCAAACCTTACGATGCGGCAGCCCCGCAACCCACACCCACTGGCGATGGTGTTGATGTCGCCGTTGTCGCAGCCGAACGGCTCAAAGAAATGGGCCTTAACGAAATTGCAGAGGACATCGAAGCCCGTATCCGTCTCGGTGAACGCAAGTACGGCACCCGCCTCAAGGCATTTAACGGTCGAGACCCCTACATGGACTTGTACCAAGAGGTTCTTGACGGTATCAATTATTCCCAGCAATGCGTGATCGAACACCCAAGCGTTGACACCAACGGATTTTTCCATATCCTCGTCACCTTGGCTGTGGAGGTTCAGAAGCAGTGCAAGAAATCTAACAGCGCGTAGCCGAGAATTTTGCGGCTAGGATCAATTCGGTGTTCGAGTCCGAAGCCTCCCTTGAGGCCGAGTTTAAGCGGTTCTTCGTCGTCCCCGAGTTTCAGTTCAAGCCCGAAGAGCATTTCAAAGACATAGCCGCTCAGATGAAGAAGACTCCAACGGGCGTCGAATTCACCCGCACTGACTACTGGGCGGGCATCATTTGGGGAATTCTCAAAGCCGCATGGCTCGAAGCCGGCCCGGAAGTCAAGTCCGATCCCACGGGCTACGACAAACTGCAAATCCTGAAACTCGCTCACCCCCTGCTGGACTACAACCTCTTCACACAAGTGCTCCTGAACCTTCAGGGCTACACGGGAATGCAGTACGCCGTTGGCGATGCTCAGAAAGAACTGACGGGTCTTAAGGAAAACTGGAAGCACCCAAAACTCGACCCATTTGCACCCAAAGCCAAAAAGATCAAGGAAGCCAAGACCACGGATGAGCAGAAATTCAACAACCTCATCAGCCGCGTGCGTGCGGTCAACCTGATCGCCCAGTTCGACGGGCAGGTGAGCTTCAGAGTGAGTCCCAAGGGCAGCACGCCCGCCTTTGCGGATAGCCGCAACCTCAGCATGATCGGCGTCGGCGGCGACAAGTACCTGCGGGTATTCCCCCATCTCAAACCGTTCTACATTGTGTGGCAACCGGGTACGACTCCCAAAATGACGACTCACATGATCGAGTGCCCCGAAGGAGTGTCCCCATATCCCGATGGAGCCATGTTTAAGGCTGAGGGAATCACTGGGTATCCGTTTCATTCGAGATCGGACGGTAGCATTCTCAACGAAGTCCTGTTCTCTCGCAAGATCATGTACGAAGTCTTCCGTGATTTCGACATCACCAAAGAAACCTGCATCATGATACCGCGTATGAATTCCGTGCTGGTGGTGACGGCGGTGGATGGGGATCACATCAAGAAAACTTTCGAGCGCCTTAAAACGGTTTATCCTGTACTCGAACTGTATGAAGGTGCTAGAATCAAGGAGCTAACAGATGAAGTGGAAAGTGTTCCGCAACAGCCGTTCGGGGGAGCGTGATGCTACGCAACATTCGAACCAAGATAAAGCACATCTTTTCTGCCATGATCCACACAACTGTCAGTGCATTTGCACACTCTGTAAACATGCGGCACGTCGGGTGAGAAGGAAGCAACGACTGTGAGTTGGGCAATCGGTTTCGACGAAAGATGGCAACGCGATGTTGGTTATGGCGTGGTCGCTCTCTGTGACCATCCCGTCTGCGGGGAAGAGATTCATCGCGGCCTGTCTTACGTGTGCGGCGGGGATATGTACGGGGGAGAGCGCGGATGCGGCCTTTACTTCTGTTACGAACATCTGCTGACGCACGCACGGCTACCTCAACTCTGTGAGCGGTGTAGCAAGCGCAAGAAGTCATTCACTCCGAAACCCGATGTATTGCTTTGGACCTATTTCAAGATGATCGACCCATCGTGGGAAGCGTGGAGAGTGGAGAACGGGTTAACGAAAGATGCGGTTTACTAATCGGGGGCATAATGAAGAAGCACATTTTCAGAGTCGAAGCTGAAGGCGACACCGTTTACATCGAGGCCGAGGACAAGAAGGCGGCTATCGCCCGCTTGACCGAAGTTATGGGTCCGATCCCAGCGTCCATGCTCAAGTGGGGCACAGTTGATAAGCTGCCGAAGGGCGAGGAATTGCTATGAGCACCGCATTAACTGTGGGATTAACTGTGGGAAAGAAAATGATCGCACAGCGGCAGCGGTATGTCGAGAAGGTAATCGGCTTCGTCCACAAGCTGCTAACCGCGAAGGGCACGGTGCTTCAGCAGGAGACGCATTCGTCCCACCACTATGCGCTTCGGGAACTCAAGTTCGAAGGTTTCACGTTCACGGACGAGGGGTCCTTCACGATGTTTGGCGGCGATGAGGTGACGATCCTCTACAAAAGCTGGCTGGTGTTTAAGGCCAAGTATCATGATATTAAAGAGGTCGAGGTTGAGCAATTCGATATCACTATGTCCTGCCCCGATTGGCGGACACCATTGAATAAGCTGATGCATCTCGGCGTCCCCCGAATCGCGGCGAAGATCGACAGTGAACAGAAGCGTGCCGATACTCAATTCCTCAAGAACATGCAAACCGATACGGTTCAGAAGCAGCTTCGAAAAGAGATGGAAAGGCTAAGGCTGGTGGTCTGATGGCACACATACTGCATTGCGACGGTTGTAACGCTCAGGACGGCAGCATTGACGGAAACAAGTGCAGCACCGTTCACGGTGAAGACTCGGGCGCACCCGTGGCGACGAATCAGACGCCACCCCGCATCAAGGTGTGGAAGAACGTGAATGTCTACGGCAAGGAATACGACCTCTGCAACCACTGTGTCGGCAAGATCAACGCGGTTTTGCGGATATCGAGTGACACTCCGCTGGACGGCCCTCTGGCTCTTGGACGCCTCCCGCTCACACACGATTGTCGGGACGATTGTACTTTCTAAAATAATTTTTGCTTTTCCTAGCGAAAAAACAGACTACCGTGGTATTATGTAGGTGTGGGACCCCTAAGAAGGGAAACAATAGCAATCCCCACACAGAGAAGTCATTATGACCCACGTTACCCTAGCGTCCGACCTGTTGTATACCCTGCTTAGCGGGGTGGGCGGTCGTGTGTTAAACGGGTAACGTTATTCAGTCCCGAAACACCGAGCCGCCTGAAAAGGCGGCTTTATTGTTTTGCGGGTGAACGTGTCGGGATGGGTGAGCGGCTAAAACCAACGGTCTGTAAAACCGTTCCTCCTAGCGAGGTACGCAGGTTCAAATCCTGCTCCCGGCACCAAGTTTTGGGTGATCGACGTAGTTGGAGAGACGTGGCTGGCTGTAACCCAGCGGCCCCTAGCGGGCCTAACAGGTTCGAATCCTGTCTCACCCACCAAGTTTGTGTCCGTGGCGTAACGGCAGCCGCGCAGCGTTGAGAACGCTGTCCCTAATTACGGGGGTGGAGGTTCGATTCCTCTCGGGCACACCAAGTTTGAGCACGATGGATGGCGGAATTGGCAGACGCGGGTTCAGGCCGCAAGACCTGATTCCCACGTCCCCGAATTGACGGGGGCTGCGGTTCGGCGTGGCGATGGCGGTGCGGGTTCGACTCCCGCTCCAGAAAGCCGAAACACACGTGCTCATTAAATTTGTCCGAGTGGTGGAATTGGCAGACACACCGCGTTCAGAGCGCGACGGTTAACAGCCATAGGGGTTCAAGTCCCCTCTCGGACACCAAATTTGTCGGAATGGTGGAATCGGCAGACACGCCAGTCTCAAAAACTGGTGGTTAACAGCCATGAGGGTTCAAGTCCCTCTTCCGACACCAAGTTTGGGCGTCCTCTGGCATGGGATACGGGTCAGAAACTCTGATTCCGGGTGGGTTCGAATCCCGCAGCGTCCATCAATATTTGTAAATATGTCCGAATGGTGTAATGGCAGCCACGCATGGCTTAGGACCATGTGCCGCAAGGCGTGGGGGTTCAAGTCCCCCTTCGGACACCAAATTTCGTCGGGGTGATGCAACTGGCAGACATCGGTGCCTCAAAATCACCGTCCCCGGGGGTTCGAATCCCCTCCCGACACCAAATTCCTAGCCGAATCCCTCCCCCGCATGGTAGAATAGACGCATGTACCCGCCCGCACACCATGCATACTGCTGGAACATCCCTGCCACGCAGGGGTGTTCCGTGGACCTGTGCATCATCAGGGACGAGCGTGGGCTGATCTCCCTTGACAACACGGCTCGTGGTTGGCACCCGATCAACAACCCGGAGCTTCTCCGGTTAACGCTTTTCAAAATCTGGTTGAACAAAATGGAGCTAGACTAATGAAACTCTCAAGACTCGCAGTGACCCCCGAGGGGGTTTTTCAAACGATCCACGTCACAACTGACGAAGCGGGATTGCCCACCGTCACCGTCACCCCAACGACCCAAGCCGCCCTGCTGAAAGTGGTCGAAACCTACAACGCGGTAGTTGAAGCCGCCGAGGGCTCGAACCATCTGCCGTATCAGATGACGTTCCAGCTTCTCAAGGAGAGCGACATTGCCGAGCCAGTTGCCTAGTTCGACGATGGAATACAACCCGTTCCACGGCCACGTTGACGCCAAGATCGTCGATGCTATTGAGGCGATTGGCTTCAAGCGGGACAAACGTTTCGGATATGCCGACCACTGGCACCGTTGGGTGTGGCATCGCCCGTTCTCCCGGGAACTCATCATTTTGGGATTGACGACTGACGTGTGGCTGTACGACAACGGGCAAGGCACGCGGTTTTGGAGCGCGTGTCACGACGATCTGTTCGACTGCATCACAAAGGGGCGGTTGTGAACCGTAATCAGATCGAGGATGTTGTCACCCTGTTGAAAGCTCAGCACCCTGATGTCTGCGTGGGCAAGGTTCCCGTCCTTTTCTCACCAGATCAAGTTCGTAAGGTGCTGATTGAAGTGAGTAAAGAGCAGCCGACCGAGAAAAAGCGGTTTAGAATTGAGTACGACGATGGTAGGAATTCAAAGTCCGACAAGAACAGAGGGCCGCAGTGTACGCGGAAAGATCGACCGATGGGGATGTACGCGGTTTCCCCAGATGGCACGGAGCGACCGATAAATATTGGATTCATGCGGGTGGGGGAAATAGCGGGGCTGGAAAAGCTCCTCAACGAATTATGAAACATGAATTGTGGGAAATACTGGTGCCTGCCATCGACAGGAACAAGACCGAGTACGTTAAGGGGTTCCACAAGAAGTGGGACGCCAAGGTCAGGGAGATCAGCGGCGGCTTGACCATTCGACCCGTAGAGAAGGGTCAATGGATTCATCCAGCCAGCGGCAATTTAATCGCCGAGCGCATGATCCCTGTCAAGATTAGCGGTACCAAACGGCAGATCGAGCATATTTGCCAGATGACCGCCAAGTATTACGATCAAGAAGTGGTCATGGCGTATCGCATCAGTGAAGAAGTTTTGATGGTTCATAAAGACGGCACAATCGAATAGTCAGTATTATCTGTATGGACGATATTCAGACGTTCTGTCGAAACTGTGCTCAAAGGCACACGGCATTGCTGACTGTCGTCAGGGCGATGGTGCTAGCGTTTGCTCGTGATGACAACGAGGCGTATAACGTATTAGTGCGCCAAAAGAACGCGATGGTCGCCGCGTCGTTGGACTACATGTACGAACACTGGGAGTATATGGACGAGCCCACTCGCCAAGACTGGCTCGATTGTGCGGCAGAATTGCCGATGTCGATGGAAGAGGACGAAAATGGCTAAGTACACGGTTGAGTACAGCGGTACGGTTGAAGTTGATGCCGAGTGCGAACTGGAAGCTGAATGCGTGGCAGCTACGGAATGCCGCCCTGACAACTGCCGCGTGATATCTGGCGGCGGCGAGGAAGAAGATGCCAGTTAGAATACAAGAAATGTCGGACGGTTCCTACGTTTGTAGTAACCATCTGGATAAGAAAGTCGCTCTCAAGTTGGCCTCTGTGGCGTTTCCCGCTGGCTGCGATGAATGCACACGTGCGGCATTTGTTGAGTCCCTTGAACAGGCACTATTGAAGATACGTGAAGCTGCCAACCAAAATCGATAGTTTTACAGGAGCTTGGGGCTTCCTCAGCAACTTCGCACCCAGCGAGGTCGAACTCAATGGGGTGAAGTATGCCTCAGTCGAACATGCGTATCAGGCGGCAAAGACGCTCGATGCGAAGCAGCGGGAGAAGTTCTGCTACGTGGGTGTAACGCCCGGAAGAGCGAAGAAGATGGGACGATCTTTGAAGCTCCGTCCTGACTGGGAAGAAGTCAAGGTCAGCGTCATGCGCGATCTGCTCATGCAGAAGTTTAGGCCGAGCATCCCCAAGCGGAAACTGCTGAGCACGTTCCAAGCAGAATTGATCGAAGGCAACCACTGGCACGACACGTTCTGGGGCGTGTGCATGGGCAAGTGTGACTTTCCCCACGAGCCTCTCGGTGAGAACTGGCTGGGCAGACTGCTGATGGAAGTGCGGCAGTATTATGGTTTGGGGACGGTTGAACCGATGTGCAAGCACGGCAAAACCAAACGTCAGGAATGTGAGTTTTGCGTGGGCGGCTTTGATAACGCCTCGCCGCAAATTGTGGAGGATGAACTGTGAAGGCAGCGAAGAAATCCGCCAAGGCCGAAATTTGGACTGGTGGAAAAAACGTGGTTTTGAGAGGTGCGCTGGAGCCGCTGATTGTGGATGATGTGCAGCAGACGTACACGAACTACGAGGGCACCATTGTCGGTCTTCCTGTCCAGCTATTTCATGCTGGTCGAGTGTGGTGGTTGCATTATGGATTCGACAATAACACAGGCGGCTTCAAATCCAAGAAGGATGCCACTCGTTGGTGGACAAACGGAGGACGATAATGTACCGAAGACCTGAGAATCTTGACAAACGAATTGATGACGCACTTTTTGAGAAGTTGATGGATATTGCTTCCGAGGAATCGGACGCGGCCTACAGTTTCGGCAGCCCGAGTTTCCACTTCGAACGGGCGGTGCTATCCGCCGCGAAGCGGACGCTCGACGCGATAGACGCCAAGGCGTCGAAGAAGGCGAAATGAGTATCGACAAGATTGCGGAAGGATTAGGGACGGAACGCCGAGGCAATGTTCACGCAAGTAGCGGTGCCTTCGGCGCGGCTCAGATAGCCGCGAACGTGGCCGAATGGGACAAGTGGGACATCGAGTGGTGGAGAGAGTACCACGAAGAGAACCGCCGCCACGCCGCCAAGATACGGGAGTTGATGGAACGTATGCGTTCAGTTGTTCGCGGTGAACCTGTGCCTCGGAAATAAATTTCGATTTTCCTAGCTAAAATTTCAACTTCCATGGTATTATAGTAGAGAATCGGGACGGGCGCAGATTACAGAGCTAAGACACTGCGCCCCGACCATAACGATTCGTGAGCATCCGTGGTTTAGCTACGGCTCTGGGCACGAATCGGGCCGACTGGAAAGGCCCATAATGCGGGGCTATTACAAAGTTCCATTTCGACAGGTATACTGCTCAACACTTCGCGGTTGGTTGGCATCTCTCATTGAGTGCCACGTGGTTCTGAAGTTGGACCCGCCAGTGTTCGACCCTATACCTAGTGGCAGTACACAAGAAGCGACACCTGCTTAATGAGTGGTGTGACTAAGGGAGAGACCCACAATTTTATGAACACTATGCGACCAACACCGATGTTTCGACCGTGCATCTACCCTATGGTGCGTGGGGGAGACGTTCTGTAAGAACGCTTTATACCCCGCGCTGCCAAGCGATTTCGGGGTGTAAATCGGTAGTTGGGAGCCGACCCGCTTTGGAAGCGGGAGATAAGATCACTGGGAGTTCGAATCTCCCCACCCCGACCAAAATTTAGATGTACCCGCTCTGCGAAAGCATCGGGCCTGTTTCGGTGTATAGAACGGTAATCCGGTAGCCGTCTCGCTTCGGATGCGAGTGTCAATACGACCCTAGAGGTTCAAATCCTCTTACGCCGACCAAATTTTTCGACTTCGACCGTATTAGTATAGAGGTACGGTCGAATGGAAATATGCAATTGCGGTAACGAGGTTGAAAAGCTCATCGTCGAGCTTTGCCCGCGTTGTTATAAACGGGCCTCGAAGCAAAGAGAACGTAATAAACCCGGAGCTAAAGAACATCGTCGGGCGCTAGATCGAGTATGGTGTGCAGTACGAAAGGAAGAATTAGCGTCATACCGACAGCAACGAACGCAGAACTTGAAGATGAAAGCTTTCGCCCTGTTAGGAAGCAAGTGCTCGTGGGCTGGATGTACGTGGGATGATCCGCGAGCTTTGCAGATAGATCATGTCAACGATGACGGGAGTGAAGAAAAACGAACACTCGGCAATAATCAACCATCGTTGTATATTCGAGTGATTAAAGCGACTTCGCAGCATGAGGAACCGCAATTGAAATACCAGCTTCTCTGCGCCAACCATAACTGGGTGAAAAGGTGCGAGAAGGAAAGTGCTAGGCGGAAAATCGCCTAAGGTGGTTTTAGGCGGTAAACCGTATAAAGATTCGGTGTGTAGCGCAGCGGTAGCGCACTTGTCTGGGGGACAAGGGGTCGCGAGTTCGATCCTCGCCACGCCGACCATTTAGTGGATGCTTGCGGTTGTGAGGCCGCGAGGAGTGGACAGGGGGTTCAGAATTCTCTCCCCGCATCCCAGAGTTTCGGCGATTAGCGCAGCTTGGTAGCGCACTTGCCTTGGGCGCAAGGGGTCGCGGGTTCAAATCCCGCCTCTCCGACCAAATTTGTTGTATAATGTTTGCATGGATGATGAATTTTTCGAGTATCTCGCAAAAGACGTGGACAACCGCCTCAAGGGGCAGGATCATTTAGCTAAAGGCTTAAAGGCTGAGGCAAAGGTACTGTCGCTGTTGCTGGCGGCTGATTTTGTGGCTGGCGTTTTGGTGCCGTTCGGACAGCACCGACCCTACGATCTGGTGATCGAGGTTGCTGGGAAGTTTTACTCGATCCAGACGAAAACTGGGTACTTGCGGGATGGTGTTTTTATCTTCAAAACATCGAACAACCGTGGCGAGTCGTATGTCGATATCGTCGATTTCATAGGGGCATACGAGGATAAGACACAGCAGTTGTTCTTGGTTCCGCCGAAGCTGCTCGGTCGTCGTAACGGGTATCTTAGACTGGAGCCGCCGAAGAGTAAACAAAGGAAAAAGATTCGTTTCGCCGCTGATTTTGGCTATCGCCGAGTGCTGTACGAACTGGTTGGGGCTCCACCCGGATTATCTGGGTTGTTTGATATGGTGCCAGCCAGCGAATGATTCAAGAAAAGTTTTTCGAGTAAGGTGGAGCAATCCGCCGCGTGAGATGGCAGCTTGTCAGTAGGGTCGCCCGCAAGGGCGGTGGGAGCAATACCGAACGCAGGGTGGTTACCATCTTCTCGAAACCGTTGGCTACGTCGGATTTGTCCCCGGCAGGGGATGATTGGGAGCACGACTGGCGTTCACTGGCGGTAAGAGTTTCAGGGTGTAGCTCAGCTTGGTAGAGTGCACGCTTCGGGAGCGCGAGGTCGGAGGTTCAAATCCTCTCACCCTGACCATTTTATGGGGTTTTTGAGAAAACTCGTGGCTCTTTTCCAGCGGAAGCAGTATCGTCCTATAGGGACTTGGTAAATACCAAACCCTATAGATAGAGGTCCGCATGTCGAAGATTCGTGTAGGCGTGGAAGGTCACGAGAAGGTTGACGTAAAGACCTTTGATCCGTGGAAGAAGGCCGCAGAGAAGGGCGAGAAGATTTCGTTCATCGACGTGTGGTTGGCCGAGAGCCCAGTGACTCTGGAAGAGAAGGCCGACGCCGAACGCGAAGTCGAACATCTCACCAAGCTGGCATCGGGCACCGACCTGTACAGCGGGTTTGAAGCGGAGCTTGCGGAAATCAAAGGCAAGCCGTTTGATGAAGTTTTGAAAGATCAGGGGCAGATCGAGCTTTCGGAAGATACCGCTGAGGCGGCACCGAGGGCAAAGAAAGCAACTGCGTTCTTCCCTGATTTTTAAGATTCACCCACCATGTGTGGGAGGAACTGGGGAGTCGGTCACCGATTCCCTACAATGCCTGCGTAGCTCAATTGGCTAGAGCAGCGGTCTCATAAGCCGAAGATGTGGGGTTCAAATCCCCTCGTAGGCACCAAATTTCTTTAGCGTGACGCCCAGCGGAACGGCACCCGTTTTCAAGCGGAAGGTCGAGGGTTCGAATCCCTCCCTTCCCACCAAATTTCCCCAACAACTGAATGGGAAGTGAGCAAGTGGGGGGTCCTGATGTGGGTGCAGTAATTCAGCGTCTAATACAAGAAGACAAAGGCGAACTGACACTCGGTCGGCCCGACGCGCCTGAATCGGACGTTGGATTAACC